TCTTTTTATCTTTGTATCTAAAGATACACAAAGGCCAACTATGTATCTTTGTATCTAAAGATAAATGTATCTTTCTATCTTTTTATCTTTGTATCCTTTATTTAGGTTAACTAGATGACGTAAACCCACTCACAGGGGGATTTACAAAGAAAAAAGCTTGTTGTAACGTAATAAACAACAAGCAACATTCTACAAAACAAAACATAATTTGATATTTTACATAAATGAAGATCCATACAACAATTGAATATGAACACAAAACAAAAAGCCACTCCCATTTGCTATTGGCGCCAACCATTAGCGGGAATGACTTGGTTCTAGTAAGTGTACCATCACTTAACTAGAAAGAACTGTATTAACCCACAGTGTTTACGTTTAAGTAGTGCGCTAACACGAACCTTAAACAACTATGCCTTTTCACGAGGCTTCTTTGATATACCCATTTTATCATTGTTTGGATAAATATCAACTAGTAAATGCTAGTTTTGATTATTTTGTAGTCCAAAAGATATATAACGGGCATCTCTAATCCTAGAAGTCTTGTGATTGTACAGGTCATTTAGGAATTTGAGATGCCTTTTTGTTTTTGTTCACGTGGAATTGCCTGATACCACGTAAATAAAAACTGATAAGCCGTAATTCCGTGCTTCTATATAAAGGGAACGTGTTACGGCGTGGCTAGCTGTTAGTCGTGCAGGGGGTACAAAGTATACGCCTACAAAAACAGCACCCCTCATTAGAATCCTGTTCTTCTGGTGAGGGTGGGCGAGAACTTGCCCAGGGACGATTCTCTAAAAGGTTCGGGTGGTTATCGTTAGCATTACGGTGCTAGGGAGTACATTCAGTTTGTCGTGTAGGGACGATATTACAAGGACAAGCCATAGTAAAAGGATGTATGCGGTGAAGATCGCTGAGTGAACAGGGTCTATACATACGGATACCTTATAAGTGACCGCATGGCGAAAACAAAGACGCTTATCCATCTATTTTGATTGATTACTTTTTTGTAGTCGTTCAAAGTAGGGGATAAATCTGCCTTCCAGCCGTGTTCCATAATCGTTCCCACATGATAAAAACCCTCAAGACCTTCAGTCAAGTTTAATTACGAAGAAAAGATGAAAAACTTGAGATTGTTTAAGTCCTAGGGGAACTACTCGCTAAGAAAGAGGAATAAATAAGGGATTTACACTTACATAGTTAGAGGGTAAGGCGATTGATGGTAGAATAGGCCTTATTGCGGAATTAGATTTTATCAATCGGATATAGTACGTGAAATTATTAGTAAATAAGGTGTTTTTTGATTTAATCCTTTGGAAAAAACAAGGATTTTTCTATTAAAAATGGTATATAAAAGAGGTAAGATATACTTTCTGTTTTGTGTTTTAAATAGATTTTATATGGGTGGATGCCTAGAAAGATTTAAAATGAAATAAATTAGAATAGAAGTTATAAATAAAGGGGGAAGTTATATGGTAAGAAGAGTTAGTGATAGTGGTTTATATGAATTAATTGAACGTTTAAAGAGCGATGGTTTGGATTATAGGAGTGAAAACGCTCATAGTTGGGGTCTTACTGATTATTTAAAAACTTTGATAAAAGATGGGAATCTGTCTGATCCTGCAGCATTGGGTTCTGCAAAGCAAGCGATTGATCAAGGCGTTTCATCTTTAACGGATAATCAAATTAGAGCAATTGCTTTAGAAATGTTGAATAATGATGTTTATATGGATAAATGTTCTAATGAATGGTGCGGGGAAGTAATTGCTTGGGGGGATATGAATATCGCCTTGTATGAAGGTCAATGTTATCATTGTGTAAATAGAGAGGCAAATATTGAAAGACAATAACCAATAAGGAAAAGGCTCCTATATTAGGGAGCCTTCCATTGACTTGAATCATTTTAATTTTGGTTTAGTCTTATTTTCAACTCATCTTTATATTTTTCAATCAAACCAAGTTCATCCATTAATTTAATAAATTCACCATTCAACTCAGGAGACATGTATTTGATGATTTCTTTTATTGCTGCTGTACAAAAAGCCCTTGCGGCTCCTTCGTGAAAACCTATATTTACCTCACTTCTAATAGGTCTTAATGAAAATTCATCGTTAATTAAATCCATTGAATTCAATCCATTTAATGCTTGTGTTGCATGTGTTTCTTCTGATAAGAGTCCATAGTATCGATAAAGATTCGGATCGTTTATTATCTCTACTAATCCTTTAATAGTTTTTGGACCGTCAAACAAAGAATACCAATAAGGAGCATATCTTGATTTATTTTTGCGATAGAGACGATTCCATTCATTTAAAATGTCTTGAAATGCCGAATCGTTTAAGATTTTTGATGTTTTTTGAAGTATAGAATCTGGATAATCACTTGGCATGTCATTTGGTGGAACTTTTTTAAATTGTTTAGCCATTTTTTCTAAACTTTTTATATATCCTACATAATAGCAAAGAGCTTTATCCCTAATAAAAGTATCCTCGAGAAGAATATATTTTAACGCAAGAAGATTTTCGAAGGCTGTTCGAACCACAACTCTGGAAGGCCCTGCTAACATATGATCAACTAAGACAAAGTTCCCATCAACTTGTTCAATTAATTTACGATAAATTGATAAAATAATTTTTTGTTCAAGATTTAAATCATCTTTTACACATAAATCCATTAGTAGTTTTTCGGCGAAACAAATACTTTTACTTAATTCTTCTATTTCTAATTTTTTGTTCATAAGATTTCCTTCCTAAATTCAATAATGACAGTGCGTTATAGTGTTTATTAAGTAAAAGCACTCTTTCGAGTGCCGCTGCTTACTTCACTACTTTATCCATAACTTCTTTATACTTATTAAACTCTTCATCTTTCATATCGCCATTCATTTGTAGAAGGAAGTTTCCCTTAGCGTATGTATGTGAGAATAGCATTGGAGCAGAGTTTCCTAGCTCATCATAGTATTTCTTAGCTTTCTCTAAATCTTCTTTTTTACTAAATTCAAACACACGTCCACCTTTATCTTCACCTAACTTCGGTGTAAGAATGCGTTTTCCATCTTTACGCATGTTACCAAATTCTTTTTGCGGTAGATCCGTAGCGTTCTCAGCTTCTAATCCAGCTTTCTTAAACTCGCTAATCAATGAAGTTGTAGTAACCGGTTCTGGTTTCTTTTCTTCTTGTTTAGGTTTTGATTCAGTCGCAGTTTTATCATTAGGGCTACAAGCAGCCATCCCCATAAGTAATGCGCTACATGTTAATGCTGTAAGAAATTTACGTTTCATTTTGATTGCCTCCGAGATATGTATTGATTATTTCAATTTGCTACGTATTGCCTTTAATACTCCATCAACATTGTAATCAGGAATATTACGAATCGTACGTTTCTTTGTTCCAAACATCTTCTTCATTTCGAGATAAATAATCCCTGTATTCATAAGTGAGATACCAAACGGGCCTTGAATAATGTCAAAATCAACATCTTTAATGTCCTTGTATTTCACTACTTCAGCTTCAGCACCACCAAACAGTCCGCCTTTCATCATAACCAGGTACAAATTATGTTCCCCAACAACGATGAATCCTGTTTTTGTTAACTTTGGATCAGCGACTTCAAAGTAATGGATATTTTCTTTAGCCTTCATAACTTTCTTTAGAGCATCAAAAGCAAACTGATAGTACTTACGCTCAGTCTTAGGTAATTCTTTAGATATTTCAACCATTTCGTTTAGTGTAACCGGGTATTCAATAACGCCAAAGCGCTCATCAATTTTAGTGTATTTTGGAGTAGCCATATAATATCCCCTTTAGAAATGTAAGATTTTCGAGCTTATCATAGCAAACAACCTATTATAATATTGTCATATTTTGTCGAATGAAAATAAAAAAAGAGAGCCGAAGCTCTCATTGGATAAAATGGTAAAATATTGTAAAATTTTACCTCTAGAAAATGGAAATGATTTCTTTTATGATGAAATCAAATCACAATATTTCATTATTCTCACCTAAGAACTTTACATAATGATCAAGTTGTTTACAGAAGTTCTCTCTTTGACTTTCAGATAACGCCCCATACGTTTTTTGAACACCAACTAGAGTATTATGTAGTCTTTCATCATCAGTAGCGTTAGTCCGCCCAGTAAGCGCATCTAATGACACGTTAAAGAAGGAGGCGAGACGAAACAATGTTGTAAGATCTGGTTCAGAAAAACCATTTTCATAGTTGTTAATTTGGCTACGACTAAGGTTTAGTTCATGAGCCAAATCAGCTTGTCTTAGCGAACGGCTTTTCCTAAGCTTTTTTAAAGTTTCACCTAAAGTTTTCATACTATCAGTATAGTTATAGGCATATCGATATACTAGAAATGATAGATATATTGTCTTATTTATCATAATGATAGAAAAATAATCATAATCATGAAATAAAACAGAACAAAAGTTCGATTTTTATGGTAATATATGTTCATAAGGTCTTTATTATGTCACATGTATAATTGCATATTTTATTTTTGTACAACTTGAAAAACGTTGATATAAAGCGTTTTTCAAACTTTCTCAATAATTATCAGATAACTGTATGACTGAAATTTGCCAAAAATGTGATATTATGAAAATAATAAAATAAACGGACGTAAAAAAGACCCATGACTGTGCAAGTAGTGCTGGTAACACTCTTACACCGTCCCCCCTAACCGCAGTAGGGAAACACTTGTCATAAGTCTCATACATAATTATAACACACAACCTAGATATAATGACACGTTTTCCTGTAAATGTAAGAATCTAGGGTAACGTGTCTTTTTGTCCAACAAGGAGGACAAAGATTGTGCATGAAATGATTTTAGGTACGGAAAAACAGCAGGTGATGAGTAAAATTTTAACGAGATTAAGGGATGATTTGTTTATATCCAAAGTAACAAGAAGTGATCTAGCTTCCTATATAGGAGTGGCTAAAAGTACACTTTCTGATATTTTAAATGAACATACAGAAATTAGTTTCATTTATCTTATTAAAATGATTATGAAAATATACGATAATCCGTTTCCCGATTTGAAAGATGACATGATAATGAACTATTTAATTCACGCTAAACCTGAGAATAGAAGAGAAGCGCTGGAGTATTCGTTATTCCAAAGAGATTTTGATTTCTTGAATGTTTTAATTGAAAAAGATTCAAGTTCAAAAACAGAAGAAAATCAGGAGTGGGCAAGAGTATACGGACTTATTTATAAACATTTAAATGACACAAAGAACTACGATCCATATGTATTTCATGAAGAACTTGAAGAATATAAAAGTGAAGTTAAAACGAAAGAAATGAAAGTATTAATCGATATTTTGATATGCCAAACCTTATACCAATTAGAAGAATATACAGTTCTATTTAAAAGGATTGGGCGCATTGAAAAAGAAATCAATAAAATTTCTAACAAATATATAAAAAGTAGTTTTTATGTAAGGCTAAAAGAGGGAATGAACGTTACTTATTTGATGCAAAACAAAGTAGAAAATGCCCGTGAAAGTTGCATTAGTTTATTGGAGGTATGCGATAAGCATGTAAACTTTTCTATCCAAAAATCAAACGCTTTATTTAACTTAGGGGAGTCATATATTTTTGAAAATTACGTTCAATCTAAACATTTCCTAGAACGATCTCTTCTTGAATTAGATAATGAAAAATTTTCACAGAATGAGAAAATAAAAAGAAAAGTTCGTAAAATCCAAGACACCTTAACATTTTTGAAAATTTACCATTATCGAGATTTAGATACGTTACCTAAAGTTTTAAACAATGATGATCAAGCTTTCTTAGAATTTAAAAACGGTAATTTAATTACAGCTGAAATATTACTAAGTGAAATATTAATCGAAAACGGTACTCTTGATAGTTTCACAACCTGTTATTTAGGATTAGTGAGAAATGACCGTTCTTTAATAGAAAAGTCGTATAGAATGTTTTTGGATAAAAACAACCTTTTTTATGCCAATCTGCCTAGATTATACTTGGGTGATAATTGAAAATATGGTATAATGTTCTTATGAAAAGAGGTGAAATATTTGAAAAAGATTTTAGCGATTTTACCTATTTTAGCACTAGCTGGATTATTTACATTCGGCGCTGATAAAAAAGTTGAAGAACCTAAACAAGAAGCCACAGCTACTGAACAAGTAGTAATGTATGCAGAAGTTCCTGGCGGTGGAGGTTGGGATTAATATAGAAGAGTAAAAAATGCGATTGTCCTGAAAAGGATGGTCGCATTTCGTGGTTTTAGGGGGAGTTCGGTTTTTCCCAAAAAAGACAAAAACCGAAACATTGTGAAATATTCACAAACTATAAAGATAACATTGGAGGATTTAGGGATGGAGAAATTAGAGAATAACACTGTAGTTGATAAATTAGGAGATGCGCTAATGGATGTAATAAATGGTGCTGAAAAAGGGGATTCGGTATCTTTTGATATATTATCAGAAATAAAAAAAGCGATTGGTAGCAAATAAAGCTATCAATCGCCGGTTATCTTAACTAAGTTAGTAATAAGATCTAAAAGTTCTTTTTGCTTCTCAGGTGATTTTGTTTTAACTTGCATCATAAGTTTTTCCCATTCATCTTTTGCAGCGACGTCAGGGTTCTTTTCATCTGATTCGCCTAGTACATAAGAAACTGACACATTAGCAAGTTTTGCGATTTCTAAGCTCATCTTTTTAGATGGGCATTTTGTACTTTCTTCATTTTCCCACATAGAAACAGCAGATCTACTCTGCATCCCTAAAGCTTCAGCAAATTCCCTTTGACTGAGTTGTAGTATATCAGTCCTTATCTCTTTGACACGTCTACTAATTAATTTGTAGTCCATTCTTTTTATTCCCCTTAATATTTATTAGTAATTTTTATTTACTAACACCAAAAATAATTATATAAATGCATTTCCTATATCTTAAATTTAACAAATATGTTCTCGAAATGACAACACTTTTAAAAAATTTTATTTTTTTATAATTTAGGGGTTCTCAAAAAGAGACTCCTTGTGCTATACTCGATTTAACGAAACGAACAAAGGGTGATACCGAATGAAATTAAACACTGAGAAGATTAGAGAGCTGAGACTTTCTAAAGGTTTCACGCAGGTTGAAGTGGCTAAAACAATGGGTTACACGAATAGAAACTCATATTCTCAAGTTGAAACAGGAAAGCGTGAACCTAACTTACATAGATTGTCTTTACTCGCTGGTTTGTATGAAGTTACTATTGACGAATTAACAAAGTAGTCTCTTTTTTTACCTAACAGGTCTCAAAAAGAGACGTCTCAAAAAACGAATAGGGAGGAAAGAAAATGAATCAATTACAAGTTGTGCAACATCCAGTAAGTGAATTTGTTTTTATGAAAGGTAATGAGGTTGTAACAGATAGCTTATCAATATCTCAAATGTTTGATAAAGAACACAAAAATGTTAAACGAGATATTTTTGAAACGATTTCTAAATTAGATGAGTTGAGGGAAAACGAAGAAATTGAAGGGTTAGGCATCGATTTTAATACGCTCAAATTTGAGCTCATTGAATATCAAGATAGTCGCAATAGATCACAACATAAATACATTCTTAATTTTGACGCATTCATGCTAGTAACAATGAGCTACACAACACAAAAAGCAATGTTAATCAAAATGAAATACATTACTGAATTCAATCGAATGAAAGAACACATCCAAAAGATACAGCAACAACCTATATCAATAGAAGATGCAGTGATTCACAGCATGACTGAGCTAAAACAACTTAAAACAAGACAAGATCAAACAGATGAGGAACTGAGCAAAGTGAAACATCTTGTAGATAACGAGGTTTGGCTTACTGAACAAAACAAAGAAGCTGTACAACGAAAGGTTAAACGTCGTGTGTTCGAGCTAAAAGAAGAAGGTTACAGCAATGCTTCATACCAAGCGGTTTACGGAGCATTAAAGAAACACTTTGGAGTAGCTAAATACGATAAAATCCCACGTAAATATTATCAGAACGCTATGAAATTTGTGTCTGGATGGTATCCGCCAGAAAGACCATTAGAAGGAGCGGTGTAAACAATGGAAGAAAGCACATTCTCACACTTAATGGTACTAGTTGCAGTTATCGGTTTTGCAGGATTCATTTATTTGATGGATCGGATAGATAAAAGGTTTATGAAGGATGAAAAGTGATGGATAAAGAACAGCGTGATGAATACGAACAAAAGAAACTAGCATGGATCATAAAGGATTTACGAGCTAGAGAGATACATAACAGCGCAAATAAGGTTGAGGAAATGCATAAGGAGTTTATCACTCTAGCTAAATAGAGAGGGGAATAAAAAATGGGATTAAGACAAGCGTACGAAATGGTAATTCGTCATCAACTGGAATTGTTAGTTGAAGAAAAAGGATGGGAAATTCCAGAATCTCTATTTGATGATACAGCAGAAGCAATAGCAAATGACCCGCAATTCACTGATCAGTTACTTAACTTTACTGATGAACACTTAGAAACATTCGGCGATAACTACTGGTAATCGGATAGGACAAGCCTTCGCTTGTCGGAATGTTCAGGAATCTAATGTTGGTCCCCACCTAAATGAAAGGTTCCTGGATGTTCCGATGCGCGAAGCATCAAAACAAAATAAAAAGAGCCGACTACGCCTAATAATCGACTCTGGAGAAAGCAATAATATTGATACAACAATATTAACAATATTATACCAAATGTTTTCTCCTCAAAACAAGGAGGAAAAATAATGAAAATTAACTTTAAAGAACTACGTATTACTAACTTTAAAAATCATGACAGCCTTAATGTGGCTTTTGGTGAAATAACAACAATAAGTGGCCCGAATGGGGCAGGTAAGTCTTCAATAGGCGAAGCAATTACATGGGTTTTATACGGCATTGATCCATACGGAACTAAAAACGAACCGAAACCGATTGGTAATGAGGATGCAGAAACAAAAGTAGAGCTTCTTATCCAAGTTGACGACAAAGATATTTTAATCGGTAAAGCTCAAAAGAAAACAGCTAAATACTTTATCAATGAAGTACCAAAGAAAGCTAAAGAATTTGAATCATTTATAGATGAACTGTTTGATAAACAAGCTTTCCTATCGCTATTTAATCCTGGATACTTCAGCTCACAGCATTGGCAAACGCAACGCGAACAACTACTTACATATGTGAGTGAGCCATTAAAGAAAGAAGTATTCGTTGAGTTACCAAAAATACAAGTTGGTTTGTTAGAAGAAAACTTAAAGAAACTTTCAATAGAAGACTTACAGAAAGTACATGTAGAGCGTAAGAAAACGCATGAAAAAACATATGAGCGTGCTAGTGAACGAATTATCACATTAAAAGAACAGTATGAGAAGCAAAAGGTAGAAAGTACTGATGTTAATAAAGAAGAAATCAAATCACAATTATCCGAATTACAAAATAAACGTTCAGAAATTGATAAAACAATTAAAGATTCACAGAAAAAACAACAGCAATATAACCAAGCTCAGTATCAAATCGAAGACATGAAGCAACAAGTATTAAAGCAAAAAGAAGTGGTTTTTGGTATACGTGACGAGGAGTTACAAGACACTTGCTATACGTGTGGACAAGCCTTACAAGATGAAGCAGTTGAACAAGTTAAACAAAACAAAATTAGCCGCTTTGAAGAAGCAAAACAGATTGGTACAAACATGGTTAAAAAACTGAAAGAACTAGAAGCTTCTATAAAAGAAATGTCTGCTGTAGAAGTAGATTCAACTCAAACAAGAGAAATTGACGAAAAAATTTATGAGTTAAACGGATTACTAAGACAATCACAACAGTTAGAGCTATTACAAAAAGAAATTGATTTAGCAGTAAATGTACAAGAGAAGATTCGTAAAGAAAAGAACGAATCGATAGCAATCATTGATGCTATTAAAGACTTCCGTACAAAACGTTCAGAATTAATGGTTAGTAAGATTCAAAGTTTATTTACAAACATTGATGTACAGCTCTATGAAACTCTTAAAAATGGTGAAGAGAGAGCTACATTTGAAATCTTAATGGATGGTAAACCATACAGCAGACTTTCTACAGCAGAAAAGATTAAAGCGGGGTTAGAACTTGTGGAAGTGTTAAGCAAGCAATCTCAATTAATCGTTCCAACATTTGTTGATAACGCTGAAAGTATCCTACATTTCACGAAACCAGCAGGACAGTTAATTATTGCGAAGGTTGAAGATACAGAGTTCACGATTAAAGTAGAAGGAATCCAAAAGGAGGAAGTAATCAATGACTAATCAAGTAACAGCAGCACCTAATACAGAAAAGGTAATCGGTAATTTTACGAAATCGGAGCTAGACACAATCAAAAGTACAATCGCTACTGGTACAAGCAATGAGCAGTTCGCTTTATTCGTACAAACTTGCGTTAACTCGGAGCTTAATCCTTTCCTAAATCACATTTATTGCATTGTATACGGCGGCAAAATGAGCATTCAAGTATCAGTAGAAGGCGTGTTACACCTTGCAAGACAAAAGAACGGATATAAAGGCATCGATGTTCAAACGGTTCATGAAAATGATGAGTTCGAAGCTGATCGTTCTCAAGAAGGTGAATGGATTATTAGAAAACACCAAGTTAAATTCCCGCGCGGTAAAGTAATCGGTTGCTATGCAGTGGCCCAACGTGAAGGCTTTAAAGATGTTGTAGTCATGATGGAAACAGATGAGGTAATCCACATGAAGAACGGCACAAATAAGCACATGTGGAATAACTGGTTCAACGATATGTTCAAAAAGCATGCAATGAAACGTGCTGCGAAACTACAGTACGGCATTGAAATTAACGAAGATGAAGCAGTTTCATCAAGCCCGGTGGATAATGTTCCATCTTATGAACCTGAAAAACGAGTAGATATCACACCAAATAAACCGAATCAGATTCAAGTTGAAGAAGGCGAAACGGTTGATCCAGAAGCTGAGCTAAAGAAAAAACAAAGCGAAGTAATGGCCAAACTTACTGAGTACAACATGACGAATGATGATTTACAAGAAATCGCAGTTAAACATTTCAAAGTACCAGCTGCAGAGTTAAACCTTCAGCAACTTACAGGCCTTGTTAAGTTCTTAGGTTTAGAACATAAGAAACGTGTGAAAGAGCAAGAGAAGGCGCAAGAACAACCAGAACAAGAAGAAATCGACTTTGAAAATATGGAAATGGAAATCGCATGATCAATACACAAAGTAAGGTACTCCTTCCGGCTTGGTGCTGGAAGGATGCCAAATCAACAGACGAAGTAAAACGAAATGTACTGAAATATATAAATCCGAAACGCTACCCAGGTTATAGGGTCCTGAAAGTATCGAAAGGATTTGCAATATGTGAACGGGAGGAAACGTGATGTTCCAAGTGCCAGTAAGACGTGGATCGATGAAAGAAATGTTAACAGCAGTTCGTGATTTAGAAGCAAGAGGTTATGACTATATCACTCCTATTAAAAAGGTCTATAGAGCAGAAAAGACATTTTATAACGATGGAAAGTTCAAAGGAAAGGACAAAATTCGATTCACAGGCATGGAAGATCGTGCGAGTTATGAATGTTGGATGAAGAAGGTGAATTGAATGGCAACTTTTAGAGTAAGTAAAGATAAAAATTACACAACAATTAATAATACAGGTCTTCGTGATGAACGTTTAACTTGGAAGGCTAAAGGTATCCTAGCATATATTCTGTCGCTACCTGATGATTGGGTCTTTTATATGGAAGAAGTCGCTACTCATTCAAAAGACAAATTAGATAGCCTGAAATCCGGCATAAAAGAATTAAAGGAACATGGATACGTAAAAAGATATCCTGTGAAAAATGAAAAAGGAAAGATTGCTAGATGGGAAATGATTATATACGAAGTACCACAAGGGGAATATCCACTAGTGGAAAATCCACAAATGGAAAAACCACTAGTGGACAAACCATTAGTGGAAAATCCACTGCTACTAAGTACTAAAGAACTAAGTACTAATAAACCAAATACTGATAAACAAATTAATACTATGTCCTCTTCTAACGAAGAAGACAATCAGTCGCCCATACCTTATGAGGATATTGTTTCTTATCTTAATGAACAAGCGGGTAAATCTTTTAAACATAAAACAGCGAAAACTAGATCGTTAATCAAAGCTAGATTTAAAGACGGTTTTACTATAGATGATTTTAAACAAGTTATTGATATCAAAACAGCACAATGGCTTACTGATTCGAATATGAACCAGTACTTACGACCAGAAACATTGTTTGGAACTAAATTTGAAGGTTACTTAAATGAAAAAGGAGCGAATAAAAATGTCGGTAACAGCAATGCAAAGGGTAGCCAAATCCCTGGATTTAAAGGTGAACTTCCATTCTGATAAATGTATGAATCACTCTTATGAAATAGGTGGCCAAAAATTCGTTAAGCCTGTTCAGATGATTGAATTTAAAGGACAAGTTGTTTGCCCACGATGCGTTGTTGAGGAAAACGACAAAGTATTAAAGGAACAAGCGAACAATCATTACAAGAAAATCAAAAGATCTAAGAAATTCAACATGCTTAATAAGCACAGCATCATTAGTAACAAGGAAATACTCGAAGCTACGCTTTCTAATTATAGAACTGAATGTAATGAGACTAGAACAAATAAAAAGCTTGTAGAAGGCATCGTAGAGAGTCTAAAAGCAGGAGAGGTGAAAAACGTATTTATTGTAGGCGTACAGGGTGCAGGGAAAAGTCATTTAGCTTATTCGATTTTGAGAGAGCTAAGAGAGTATTACTACGGAATTTCAGATGGTGAGAAAGATAATGACGAACTAACTTATTCAAAAATGAAAAGCTGTTTATATGTAGAGATTGAACAATTAATGCGACTTATCAAGGATTCCTTTAACAACAAAGACTCTAAGTATACGGAAGAGTATTGCGTGGAGCTTTTAACAAGCGTTGATTTTCTGGTGCTTGATGATTTAGGCGCAGAGAGCGGATCAATGAACAGAACGGACGAAGCAAGCAACTTTATCCAACGCGTACTATATGCGGTTACAAACGGAAGGCAAGGTAAGGTCACTATTACAACAACTAATCTATCAAGTGGGGACATATTCAAGAAATATGACAAGAAGCTAGGGAGTCGTATTTTAAATAAAGCTGAAGCGATTGTATTTAAGGAGACGTCAGATAAACGCATAGAACATTTAGGATTCTAAGGGGGAATTAAGATGTGTGCATGTAACGGAACGGGAGTAATTCAGAACGACATTGGAACGGGTATGTATCAGTTTGGGGCATGTATTTGCGAAGCAGCGAATCAAACGCCTGAAGAAGTGGATAGAAAGCGTCATGCTGTTATGGCGAGATTAAAAGAAATTCATCAATTACAAATGGAGGGAAAATGGGATGGGGAAATTCGAAACAGCAGAACAGCTTGAGAATTACACAATAGCACAACAAACAAAAAAGTATATGACAAAGAAACGACGCAATTTGTATATACCTCTTGAAAAGTATGATCTTTTATTCGATGAAAGCGAAGTAACTCATGTAAAAGAATTATGGAGAGACAACAAAACGTTAGCGGAAATCGCCGAAACTTTAGGAAGACACGAATTAGAAATAGCGGTTCTTATTATGGATCAGGGCGATAAGAAAAGAATCAACAAACGTCAAATGGGGTTAGGAGCATGAAACAACTAACACTTGAGGATGTAGTAGGAACATTCGATTACAAAGCAAAGAGCACGGCGGAGCAATTCCTAGCAACGCCAAGCGTCATAGCGTCATACGAGGTTCATTTCTACGATCGAGAAGAAAGACAAAAGCTAGATTGCTTTGATGCTAATACGGAAAGTGAAGCTTGGGATGAAGCAATAAAAGAACACGGTAAGGGTATTCAGAAGATTGGGATAAAACGTTCAAATCGTACCAGGGCTGAATTTTTAGCACTAGATTAGGAGGGAGAAAATGGCTTTAAATCGATGGTTGACTGATGAGGAACGCGCAAGAGCAAAAGCGAACGGAATAAGTACAAAAACATTATACTATCGGCTCTATAGGTCTGATAAATGGGAGCTAGAAGAAGCCTTAACAGCTCCGCCTGGGACGGTTAGACATGATTATGAAGGAGAAAACCACAAATGGCTTAAATTAGCGAGAGCTAACGGGATAAAACCAGGGAATTTTCACGACAGGATAAAACTTGGCTGGGGACATCATGAAGCAGCTACAAAACCAGTAAGGAAAAAGAAGGTGACAAGGGAATGAAATACAATGCAGTTCCAACGGAAGAAGATTATAAGATTGCAGCACGTAATGGAATATCAAAGGCTAACGTGAATCAAAGGGTATACGGCTATCACTGGAGCGTAGAACGCGCTATAACGGATCCACTCCAAAATAAAAAAGGAAAGGAAAGTAACAGGCCGTTAGTATTTATTGCTGAGCAAAACGGAATTAGTGCTTCTACTTATTACAGAAGGATAAGAGAAGAAGGCATGACGGAAATTGAAGCAGCGACGAAATCGAAAAAACATGAAATGTATCTAAAAATAGCGTCAGAAAACGGGATTAGTGAAAATCTCTACCGCAAAAGGGTGCAAAGGGGTATGCCGAAATACGAGGCAGCAACAAAGCCAAAGGACAAGCGCGGCAGCACGAAAAAGAAACAAATCAGCTAGGAGGCAACATGGAGCAAGACGTTTTAATCAACAAACTAATCGATAATCACATATACAAGCTACCAGATGGGCGCGACTTATTTGAAGGGAGTTGCGAGGAACTGGCGGGGCTGTTGGAAAGGGATGGGGAGAATGAGGGAAGCGATTGAAGAGTATATCGAACAGTTACAGTTATCAGCAGTGGAAAACAGAAAAGAAGCTGATAAGGCTTATGAATCTGAAGATTTAGGGCTTGCTGGTTTCTATAGAGGGAAATGGATTGCAAATGAAGGAACGGCAATTGCATTAACAACTATCTTATCTAAATACAAGGAGAGAGAACAATGAAACATACAGAGCATGGCACTTTTGAAATTACTAAATTATTAGCAGAAGCGAAGGAGACTGAAGAGAATGGCAACTAAGATCGTTGTTTACACGAAGAATAATTGCAAGAACTGTGAAGAAGTTAAATGGGCGCTGAATGCTGCAGGAGTAGAATACGAAACTCGTAATATTGAAGAGAACAAAGAGTATGTAGAGTGGTTAGCTGATAAGAACTACATGAGTGTACCGGTTACAGTGTTCCCGAGCGGTAAGGAATTGGTTGGATTTGAGTTTGGCGAGTTTGCAAAAGAATTGGGACTGTAGGAGGGATTGTATGAAGAAAGAAACGAGAATTCAACTCGAATCAGAATTAGAAAAAGTTCAAAGCGATGTTAGCAACACGAAGTTACATATCCACATGTTAAACCTGGAGAAACAAAAATCAGAAAGAAATCTATCAGAATTAGTTGATCGCAAAAATAAAATTATCATTTTACTAAAGGGAGCTAATTAATATGTTAAACATACAGAAGATTTTCGAAGCGCAAGACAAGCTAGATCGTAAGGTTGTTGAGGTTCATGGGTTGCAAGAGAAAAATCTAACTGGAGACGTGACGCAGGCTTTGTATACGGAGCTAGGTGAGTTAAGTAATGAGATAGGCTTCTTCAAATATTGGAAGAAGAACAAGAAGGATGATAAAGCACGTCAATTTGATGAATGGGCGGATTGCTTACATTTCATAGTTAGTTTAGGGAATAAGTACGATCATGTTGAGTTGATTTTAGGAACAAATAGAACATTTAAAATCGCTGAGAATTTCATTGAACATGAATATAGTTTTCATAAGTTGTTATCAAAAATGTATAAGGCTGACTACTCTTGTATTTTTGAATACTCTGATGCGTTATCTGCATTATTGGCCATTGGGAAGAAAATGGGTATGTCAGGTGAGGATATGGAAAAAGCATATTTTGAAAAGAACCAGGTTAACTATGATCGATTAGCAAGCGGATATTAAGACCAAATTTGAATTTTGTATAAAAGTGAGGGGATTGAAATGGAAAATAATAAAAAAGAAATGGAAAAAGAAATTGAAAGACTAAAAGAAAAAGAAAAATACGGTGTGAATGGAATGGTTCGTTTTATTGCAATGAGTAAAAGAATGAATTTACAAAAGAAATTACAAGAAAAAGAAGATTATGAATGGGAATTAAATGAAATTAGAAACGGTAGATAAAACTAAACGAAAGTGTTATTTGAGGGAGAGTGGCGATATATGAAATATGAAATCCATCCATTTAGGACATTTGTAAGTGTGGATGCAGAAAGTATATCGGTAGGGAGTAAAGTTAAGTTTTTTGATAATAAAGAAGGAATTGTTACATCTATAAAATCGGTTAAATTTTTAACGGTAACCAAAGTTGAAATAATCGGCAGAGCGAGGTTTGAAAAATAAAACAAAAGCGTTATTTTGGAGAAAAGGAGATGGAGAAATATGTGGATGGTTCACGATTATGAAGAAGGCGTTGTATTAATTACTGATAATTATGAAGAGGCATTGAAAGAGTATGAGAAATACGTTGAATCTGCAAAGGCTTGGGTGCAAGAAAATGGATGTGAATTTGATGGGGAAGAAAGAGTAATTCTTGCAAAGCTAGAACGCCAAGCATATGGACAGGCAACAGGTAAAACAATTCCAGGTTCCACATGGGATGAGTGGGATTGGAAAGAAGATAAATATTAAGACAAAATTCTTATTTTGGAGAAAGGACTGGTAAACGTGAACCTGAAGAAAAAGCTTGGAAACATCGTCTGGCATATCGAAAATAACCGTGAAGTTTTAGGTGATACACAGGTATTAGATCAAGTTCTTGAAAGCTTGAAAGGAATAGCAAGCGCATTACCTCAAAACGTAGAGGAAGTCGGGGGAAGAATTGCTACAGGTTTAATGATGGGAATGCAATCTCCTATACAAATGAGTGGTACAGTTCAATCAAGCAACACTATTAACGAAACGCATCAACGTAAGTGGTACGGAACATTCAAAGGACATAATCAATGGGATCTAGCAAAAGATTGGTTTCAAATGACAAATGATGACTTCTTTAATCAGTACGGATTTAACTTTGTTCCAAAGGGTCAATTGTTTAATGATGCGAAAAGTTTTTTAGCAGACAAATAATACAAAATCGTTATTTGAATAGAGAAGGAGAATGAGACATGGAAAGATATAAAGAAATTTCATTGGCAGATGTGTTTGAGTTAATCCTAAAGGGTGAGACCAGTAATATTTATTACCAAAATAAGCGAAAGGAACTTTCGAAAGCAGATGAAACTAGTTGGTTTTTCGTGTCAATTGGGAAATACAAATTCTTTAAACGTGAGGTAATCGAATAGAAGATCAAGAGAACTAAACAAAAACGCTATTTTAATCGAAAAGGGGAATGGACATGAGCAACAACTACTACATTACTCCAGAAGATTTCAAACGAGCAGAAGAGAACGGCATCAGTAATGACACTTTGCGCCAGCGCGTATATTCGTACGGCTGGCCAAAGGAAACAGCAATTACTAAGCAAGTTTCAAAAGGGACGGGTTGGAAAGAATACAAGGACATAGCCGAGGGACACGGGATTTGCTATAGAACATTTGCCGATCGTAGGAAAAGAGGCTGGGATCCGCACGAGGCAGCAACAAAATCGGTAATAGGTAATAAAGAAGCGATTAAGATCGCTAGAGCAAGCAAAGCAGATACGGTATTCACTGATGAACAGGTACAGCGAGCAAAGCGTAACGGTATTTCACGAGAATTGCTATGGTGCAGAGTAAGGCGCTGGAAATGGGATGTAGAAACAGCTATCAATACACCAACACTAACACCATCGGAAGCGGCGTCACGGGGATATCAAGCGAGTTCTTTCAATTATAGAGGAACAAGCGCATTTTGGAATAAGAAACGAGCGTAAAGGGGAATGGGGAAATGATTGAACAAGTGGATATTGCGGAGGGGCAGTTATCAATATTTGAAATGGATGAAACAAAAATTAAGCTGTATGAAGTGTTGGAAGCTAATGGATATCATTGCGAGATTAGTAGTTATTACCTACACAACGATTACTTGGGTGAGGTTAAATATTTTTACGTTAGAACAACTGATGACATGATCATCGACATGTGTTTAAGTGAGTTTCCTGAAGTGTTTACGGTTTATAAGGGATTCAGTGAAATTGAGATCAAGAAGATATACAGAGGCAGATTACAATAAAAATTTCATTTTGTAGAAAAGGGGAATGGATATGGATATAGGTATGAATGACCAAACTGTAATCGTTAGTATTCCACCAGTAGAAGAGTGGCCGTTAAAACAACTCAAATCGGTTTGCAGACATAATAAAATAAAAGGTTACACAAAAATGGATCGTGAACAGCTAGTGCAACATGTAAAAGAAATAATCAAAAGCATGAAGCCTATTAAAGAGGGGGAATTGATATGAGTACTTATTGGGAAATCGCAGTTAAAGAGTTCTTTGAAAAACAAGAAAAGGAACGAGATAAAAGAGCAGCTAGCAAAAGCTAACTGCTCCAGCAAGGAAAACAGAGAAAAGGTCACCATGTCATCTATAGTATTTACGTAATATTGAGTTTTATTCAGGGGAGGAAGAGAAATGGAAGAAAAAACAGAACCGAAAATGGTATCTATGGCATGTTACGGGTGGAACAAAGAAAAACAATGTGTAGAGTTCCAACTGTTAATAAATGAAGAGATATACGTAATGCCAGTGTATAAGAAGGACGTAAGAGGAATGGAACAATTTTTTCTAGTTAATGAAAAATAACTCAACAAAATAATCCTTTTAATAGAAAGCGAGGTTAAAAGAGTGGAAGGCAATGTAAAACTATTGGGTGCAGACGGAATGTGTGGAATGGAGTTTACGGGGAATAAGGTTAATGTTTATGACGATGCAGGATACGTAATGGAAAGTATGACTACAAGAGATCATGTTCAAGAAGTTATTGATTTTCTTGAAGAGTGTAAAGAACAGATGGAGGCGTAGCATGATTAAATTCACAGTACTTGGAGAAGCAGTGGCTCAAGGTAGACCAAGAGCATCAACAAGAAAGAAAGCGAATGGTAAGGTTGAAGTTAAAATGTACGATCCGAATAAGTCGCGTGACTTTAAAAGATACGTAGGTTTAGTAGCTTCACAGTATGCGCCGGATAAATTGTTAGAAGGGCCATTACAACTTGAGGTGAAGGTGTACAAACCTTCTCTCAAGTCCTTCTCTAAAAAGAAAGCATTAGCAGCAGAAGAAGGGTTACTGAGACCGACAACAAAACCAGATGTTGATAATTATGTTAAAGGTGTGAAGGATGCACTAAACAAGGTCATATGGAATGACGACAGTCAAGTGGTGGATCTAAAGGTAAGTAAATGGTATTCAGAGAAACCACGTGTTGAAGTAACTATAAAGGAGCTGAACGGATGACAAAGACCAAGATTTATGTGTGGGACCGTATTGAGGGTAACGATAGAGTTATAGATGTGTATTTTTCTAGACCAGCTAAGTTTAGTTATATCGATTGGATTTAATGGATAGCGGAACCATGACTAACAGTGTGGTGGGGGCTGTATTGTAGTCATCGTTCCCTTATTCAACAAAGAGATAGTAAAATTTCACGTACCTGATGTGAATGTAAAAACCAAAATTCGAAATAGGGGGATTCCTTCATGGAACAATTAACTTTATTACCGGCGATTGATAAGGAAACAGAGAAGAAGGTTCAGAAAGAAGTAGTGAAAATTCTAAAGGAGTACCGCGCATTGAAAACTCGTTTTGAGAATGAAGTAGAGTTAAAACACGAAGGAATCAGTTTATTCCCTGAGATTAGAAACACAAGACATATTAGTAATATCAAATTCAAACAGATTGATAAGGCCTTACAGTACGTTTTAGATTATGACGAGGCAGAGATTATTAAGAGAAAGTACTTAAATGCAGATAAGCCGAAAGACAGCTTTATTTACACTGAATTATCGATGAAGAAAGATCACTTCTATTATAAGAAGAAAAATGCAATTCGATTGATTGCTACGTCTTTAGGGATGATTTAAGGAGGAAGTGAAATGGGAATATCATACTGGAATCCAATTGCAGAACAAAAAGAATTAGATTCAATGAAGAAACCTTGTAGTGATTGTGCTATAGTCACTGGTTTTTATGTAGAGTATGCTGATGATTTATTAAAACAACCTATTGAAGTACAAGAGAAAGCTAAAAAGAGATGGTTTTGTCATAATCATACGAATAGATGTTGTAAAGGATTAGAAGATTATATGAACGAAAAACGTCGACAAAATCCCGACAAAAAAGGGGACTAAATAGGGGGAATTTTGATAATGAAATCAACGGTATTCTTAATGTACAAGCTCTTTGACAACCGCATATCGAAGAGGATTAGTACTCCTTAACGTATACCGCGGCAGGGCGGGCATGGGCGGTAAGAATCTCGCCGTAAGGGTGGTAAGATTCCCTTAAATGATTAATAATGACATATTCCAGTGTGGCGGGTGCGAGATAGACCGCATTCGTCATGCTGTTTTACTTCTCATCGAGTGTATAAGCGTACCGCCTTTCGTTTGTAGGCTCATAGGTAGTAAAAACACATCTGTCATGTGAATTCTTGATTTCTATGTTAAAACTGGATCGTTTGCCAAACGGGAGATGGGGTTTGTTCGATTGAATGAACTACATGTCATAAAAGAAGTGACAATTGATTTATACGGAGTTGCTCACGACAATTACTAATGTAAGTTAAGGTTCTTCTTTTAAACGATTAAACGAGCAGAGAGCTTCCGCTCTTTGTTTGAGCCAATACAGACAGTCTACTGTCCTCCTTGTGTATTGGTTCAAACAAGGCGTCGGAATAAACACATACGTCTTGATAGAAATACTTCCTTTTCACGTTATCAATTATCCACTTCACAGGATGGAAAAAGATAATTAGCTATTTTGGGACTTGCTCCCCGGCGCAACTGAGCGCAGATTAATCAAACAGGAATGAATTGACTCGAGACACGGTTCATTCCGACTCTACGGAGTATAAACGAGAAGAGGACTATAAAGTTGAGAAGATGAATTCTCGCTCTTCTCCCAGTCACTGAACACAGGGCGTGTAGCCATACTAGTTGATGCGGTGGCTTGGAGAAGGCTGAGAGTATCAGCCTTGAAATGATTGCGAAATTCCCCTTTCGTGAATGTTTCTCCCATCCCCTTTAATATTTTTATAAGCCGTAAAAGAGCCGTTACTAAATTGTAGCGGTTTCTTTTTGTTATAATGAAGTGAAGGTGGTGGAAGGATATGGGGTACTTTAAAAATTCAATTATTAATGATTATAATAGAGATCCGCAAAAGTATTGTCCTGATTGTAACAAACAAATCAGTGATAACGATGCGTATGAGTACAAAGGTAAATGTAAAGAATGCTGCGAGAAACCAAAAGTTAGATCAGCAGAAACTAGACCAGGTGGTTGAATATAAACATTTAAGATTAAGCATCCAAAACGGGTGCTTTTTTCTTTGTTATATAGAAATTACACATTAAACGTGAATTTGAACAAAATGGACATTTGAATAGGAGGATGATAATTGATGAATGATTTCTTGCATGGTGCAGCTAAAGGGATGGCTTCAGTGGAAGACGAAGTAAAAGCGATTTATAGACAACAAGCGAAATATTTTCAAATGCTATTTGAGGAGCTCACTTTAGCAGGGTTCAACGAAGAGCAAGCAATGCAAATTGTAGTGGTTGCTGCTGGTAAAAGTGAATAATGATTAAACCAATAGCAATTATCGTAGGCGCTGCCGTAATCTGGTGGGCGTCTTGTTTGTTGTTAAAGAGGAGATGAGGAAATGTTTAAAGGATTAGGGGTAGGAGTTACTATCGCTGTATTAGGACTGCTTGCTACTTCATTTGGCGTATGGACAGCAGTTTCGTTAGGTCTGGCTTGGGTTATTAGTTTTATCTTCAAACTAGATGTTAGTTATATGACGGTATTTACAGTTAGCTCGGTTGCATGGTTATTAGTAATCATTGCAAAAGTATCATTCGCTTATTTAGGTAAGAAAGCAGCAGAACGTTTTTGGAATTAATTGTTGTTAAGGAAAGATAAGGGGTGAGGGGATGGAGGAATACGGGATCCTTTGGTATGTGAACGGTAACCCTAGGACAGTTGTTACGAATGACTATAATGAGCAAGAGGCGTACAGAATTATGGAAGAAATGATGAGAAACGATTATTCGCTTGGGGTAAAAACATTTAGATATAAAGTTATTCCTATTACTAAAGACATTAAACTAAAAGAGAGGTGAGGAAGTGGATTGGATAGACTTCTTCGGAATTCTAATATGGGTATTCATCCTTCGTATGTATTATCGATATGTTACAAAACAAACGAACACAACGAACGAAAAAGAAAAGCAAGAATCAAATGATTCCTGCTTCGTGAAGAGCTCGGATTAATTCAGCGATAGCGAAGATGAGCTCAGGCGATAAGTTATTGCTCGGTTGTTGTTGAGTTTCTGTTTTCATAGTAAAGTCTCCCTTCTATTATACAAGCGCAAGTGAGTTGCCTTATGCGTCTATATACAAATTAGAAGAAGGTTCTCCACAAATAAAAAATAGTAATTAATAACGTCCTGTTTAGGTCTACCCTATACGGACGTAAAAGAGTAAACGAATTTATCGTACTTCTTAATGTCCTGTTTACATGTACGGAAAATAAATGGTATTATGTACTTAGATTTAATTTCCGAACACATTAACGGACAAAGGGGAAGATATTATGATAATTGGTTATGCTCGTGTTTCTACACAAGAACAAAATTTAGCGAGGCAACTGAAACAGTTAAATGATTATGGATGTGATCATGTGTACGAAGAGAAAACAAGCGGAGCGACAACGAACAGAGAAGAACTTCAATTAATGCTTGATAATTTAAAAGAAGGTGACACGATTGTAGTTACCGATTTAACACGTATTAGTCGTAGTACAAAAGATTTGTTTGAACTCATTGAGATCATTAAGAGTAAGGGTGCTTCAATTAAATCTATAAAAGATACATGGCTTGATACTACGAGTGATAATCCATACAGTACTTTCCTACTCACTGTAATGGCTGGTGTTAATCAGTTAGAAAGGGATTTACTTAAGATGCGCCAACGAGAAGGAATAGACCTTGCTAAGCAACGTGGCGTATATAAGGGAAGACCTAAAAAGTACGGTGATAAAAACCCTAAAATGGAGCATGCTTTAGAGCTGCTTGCTAATCGTGAAGAGAATGGATACACAGTTAAAAAGATATGTGAAGTTACCGGTGTCAGTCGTACGGTTCTTTATGAGAGAGCAAAAGAAAAAGGGATTATGTAGGAGGGGAAAGGTATGGGAGATCTAAACTTCATGAGTTTTGAAGAGTTTAATAATAAGATTCACAATCTTGATAGTGGGGTTTACTTGATTACAGATCATAACGATAAGATTGTTTATGTAGGCAAAGCTTTTAAAATCAAAACTAGAGTTCATGCTCATTTTAATGGGTATTCCAATACAAAAGACTATTCACATCTGTTTAATAAAGTGGCGTATATATTAGAAGATAGCCCTTTAAAACGATCTTTGTTAGAGATAACTTATATGATTGAATATAAAACAATATTAAATAAAGAAGTTCAAGAAGAATTCCCTGATCTATATACAGAATATATTAAAACTACAAATGAGAAATATAAATCAGTAATAATGGTTCCCGAAATAGGAGAAGCATATAAACAAGCGAAAATAGAAGATGCTGTAAGAGACATAGAAAAAGGTAAACATAGAGATGCGACACCTCAAATGGTTGTATTACAGAAGGAAAGAGCTAGAGAAAGAGACACATTCAAAAAAAGACATGTTCAAATTCGTTGGTGGAAAGTCGATGTTTTATGAGATTCTTTCATTATTGGATAGTGGTTATAACCCTAATATGTTAGCGAACGCACTAAATATAGACATTAAAACAATCAGCTTATTAAAAGAACGAAGAAAAGATTTTAAAATTCCGCGTAATCATCAGAGAATGATTAAACACCAGGATATTATGTACTCTTTATCTGGTCAGAAAAGTACAGGCAACTCAAGATTAGATCATTTACTTTAAAGTAGCGAATCCGCTGCTTTTTTATTTTATATAAGCGATTAGCGTGTGAGGTGGTGGATATGGCTAGGCAACGAAGTCCAGATCGTGATAAAGCATTTGAAATATACAAAGCAAGTAAAGGTGAGAAGCCACTTATTGATATTGCAGCTGAGTTAAACCTCAAGCCTTCACAAATCAGAAAGTGGAAATCACAAGATAAATGGGATGAGAAATTGAATGGTAACGTTACTATTGCGAAAAGGAGCGTTACTAATGTTAAAAATCCCAAAACGAAAGAAAAATTAAAAGAGATTTTAGAAGATGAAGAGTTGACCGAAAAGGAACGGCTCTTTTGTTTGTATTACGTGAAATACTTCAACGGGACGCAAGCTGCATTGAAAGCAGGTTACTCAAAAGATGGTGCACATGTACAGGCTAGTCGATTGTTAAGGCGTGAACGAGTTTCTTCCTATATAAAAGAGCTTAAGGGCGAGCTAGTTGAAAATGTATTTGTTGAAGCGATGGATGTCCTGAAAGAGTACATTAAGATTGCCTTTGCTGATATCACTAACTATGTAACCTTTGGACAGAAGGAAGTTCCTGTAATGGGGATGTTTGGCCCTATGAAAGATGAATCGGGTAAAGAAATAACTCGTATCGTCAATTATGTAGATTTACATGAAGCTGACATGGTTGATGGTTCCATAATTACTGAGGTGAAGCTAGGTAAGGATGGCGTATCGGTTAAACTCGCTGACAAGATGAAAGCCCTGGATAAATTGGCACAGTACTTTGACTTAGTTCCTGACAACTTTAAACGCCAAATTGAAGAGGAACGCCATAAAATGCAGATGGAAGTGCAGAAAGCTCAAGTTGATAAGATTAAAGCTGACACTGCTCGTATTAAGGGTGAAGATGGTGATGAGTACGAAGACGACGGTTTCAAAGAAGCGCTTGAAGGTAAGGTAGAGGAAGTGTGGGATGACCATGACGACGATTCCGAAGCGTAAGAAGAAACCTGCTCCATTCAAATTTAAGCCGTTCTCCAAGAAGCAGATGAAAGTATTAACCTGGTGGAAGCCTAATAGTCCCGTTAAAGATTATGACGGGATTATTTGTGATGGTTCTATTCGTGCTGGGAAGACTGTATCGATGGCTCTTTCTTATGTCATGTGGGCAATGGAATCGTTTGAGGGCGAGAACTTTGGTATGTGCGGTAAAACGATTGGTTCACACCGTCGTAACGTTATAACGCCTCTTAAAAAGATGCTAAAGTCTCGCGGATATAAGGTTAAAGATCATCGTAGTGAGAATATGCTTACCATTACTAAAGATGGCGTAACGAATTTCTTTTATATTTTTGGTGGGAAAGATGAAGCGTCGCAGGATCTTATCCAAGGTATTACTTTAGCGGGATGTTTCTTTGACGAAGTTGTGCTTATGGTTCGTTCATTTGTTAACCAAGCAACTGGCCGTTGTTCTGTAGAAGGTTCAAAAGTTTGGTTTAACTGTAACCCTGGTGGACCTTATCATTGGTTTAAAACAGAGTGGCTAGATAAGGCGAAAGAAAAGAATTTACTACACATTCGCTTTACAATGGACGATAACTTATCCTTGTCTGAAAAAGTAAAACAGCGCTATTACAAGATGTATAGCGGAGTCTTCTTCAAACGATACATTTTAGGGCTTTGGGCAGCTGCTTCTGGACTTATATTTGACATGTTTGATGAAGATAAACATAAAGTTCCTACAATTGAAAGAGAGTACGTTGAATACTTTGTCTCTTGTGACTATGGTACGCAGAATGCTATGGTTTACGGCTTGTGGGGTAAGTGTATCGAAAAAGGTGAAGAAGTATGGTACAAGGTGAAAGAGTACCGTTATAGCGGTAGAGAAACAGAAAAGCAGAAAACAGACCAGGAATACTACGAAGACTTTGAAAAGTTTGTAGGGGATTTACCAATCCGTGGAACTGTAGTTGACCCGTCCGCTGCTTCTTTTATAGCTTTATTAGTTAGAAATAAACGAAAAGTGTATAAGGCCCGAAATAATGTTAAAGAGGGTATTGGTAATGTCGGTGTTGCACTTAACACGGGCATTATTTATTTTAACGACTGCTGTAATGAAACATTTAAAGAGTTCGCTTCTTATATATGGGATGAGAAATCAGTAGAGCGCGGCGAAGATAAGCCACTAAAAGAGAATGATCACCATATGGACGAAACTAGATACTTTGTTAATACAGTTATTTATGGATTACGTAAAAAGAAGAAAAAGAAAAGAGGTGAAGCAGCTTAATGACGAATAAAAGGAAAGTTAGTGCCAAAGTAATTAAGGCAGCAGGAACAAGCACTCAAGTGCTGTCACGACAGCAAGAGGGTGAAGATGAGAAGTATGCCATTAATGATATTATCGAACCTCCTTATAGAATAGAAGACCTACAGCAGATTAGAGAGAATAGTACAATTCTTGGGCAATGTATCGATGCTTACAAGCGTAATATAGCTGGGTTTGGTCATGAAATGAAATATAAGCTAGAGGATGACAAGGAAACTCCTGAAATGAAGGCAGAGTGGACACTAGTTGATACAGAAATCATTCCTTTATTTAGTTTCGACAAGCCATTCAAAGAGATTCTTGAAACTGCTATTGATGATAAAGAGACAACTGGCAATGGTTATATAGAAGTTATTCGTAATCTAGAAGGGAAACCTGCTGAATTAATAAATATGTTGCCGCAGTACATGCGAGTGACGCGTAAGGATAATAAACCTCAAGACGTAACGTACTTAGTAAATGGAAAAGAAATTAAGCGTAAGAAGATATTCCGACGATATGTACAACGAGTTGGGGCAGTAGATACTTATTTCAAAGAATTTGGTGATCCGCGTTTCTTAAATAAAGAGACTGGTGAGTTTTCCGATGTTTCATTAGGAGAGAAAAACGCTACTGAAGTAATTCATCTAAAGATTGGCAATGGACCATATGGCATTCCGCGATGGGTATCGCATGTTGTTCACATGGTAGGAGCTAGAAAGGCAGAGGAATTAAACCTTCGCTATTTCAAACAAGGTCGTCATATTCCGATGGCTATCTTACTGAAGAATGGTATTTTATCAGAAGACAGTGAAGCAGCTATAGCTGATTATGTTTCGAATGTTGAAGGTGAGGATAATCAACATAAATATCTTTTGTTACAAGTAGAAAGTGCTGAAGAAGGCGTTGTAGGTGATACACAGCCTAATGTAGACATTGAATTAAAATCATTAGCGGATATCCTGCAAAATGATGCTCTGTTCCTTGAGTATGATGAAAAGTCACGCCAAAAGGTACAGTCAGCATTCCGTTTACCTGATGTATATGTAGGGTATATCAGGGACTTTAACAGAGCAACTGCTGAATCTGTTCGCGAAATTACAGAGGAGCAGGTATTTGAACCTGAGCGAAATAATTTAGAGTTCATCATTAATAATGTCCTGCTGTTCCCATATGGATTAAAACACGTATATGTGAACTTGCGTAAGTCAGAGATTAGTAACACTGAAGATATGGTTAAAACCATTGAGGTGCTTGCTGATAAGGGCGGATTAACATTCCAAGATGTACGTAACATAGCTGGCAACATGTTGAATAAAGAGTTCTCTGATTACGATATACCTGAAGCAAATGAACCTGTCGCTTTAGTGTTAGAAAGACATCGTAAAGTAGGCGGTTGGCAAAAAGGATTAGGAGAAACGTTGCAGAAGTCAGCTGATAGTGGTTCAAATGAAGATTTAATCAATGTAATGAAAGACCTACGTGACTTACTGGAGTCGATGCAAAATGCAGAAGATTGATAAGTTACTGGATTCATTAAATGAGTGGATTGAAAAGGCTGACACTGATGATTTCACTGCTGCATTACCTGCTGATTTAGAAGTATTGGACATGTTACCAGGATACGTTGAGGAATTTGAAAAAGAAATTGCTAAACTGCTTCGGAAGCAGAAGAAATACTTTGTTGATGGAATTAAGAACTATACGAAAAAGGATGCTGTAGAGAAAGGTATCAAAATAAAGGATATTATCGACTTTGTCACTGGTAGCCTATTTGGTTCAGATACCTTCGCTAAAAGCTTGAGTAAAGCAGCTAGGAAGTTTCTTAATTACACGATGAAGGACATGACAACTGCTTTTATGAATGCAATTGATCCTGATATCCATTTCAATATCTTCTCAGAACGCACTACAAAGTGGATTGATAGTTGGTCGGATGAATTAGGTAAGATCATGAAGATTAACTCTCACAAAGCAGTAGAACGTATTTTAAATGAGGGATTAGAGAAAGGGAAAGGCATAAAGGAAATCGCGAGAGAACTTGCAAAACTTCCGGAATTCGACCGTAAAAGAGCGAAGAGGACAGCGCAGACAGAAGTCCTTGCAGCATGCTCTGCTTCTCAATTTGAATCATATCGTCAATCTCCTGCTGTTACTGGAAAGAAGTGGCGTCATAGTGGTACGAAGAATAACCAACCGCGTGATAATCATGTGGCGTATGACGGTACAACGGTACCAGTAGAGGAAGAGTTTGAACTGCCTGGTTCTGGTGAGAGGTGTATGTTTCCTCGTGATAGTTCTCTATCTGCTAAAGAAAGAGTTAACTGCAAATGCGTTATGTCTCCTTCAGTAGATAACAATATATTAGGTCTATCTGAAGAAGAGAAGCAGAAGATTAGGGAAGAAACTTTGAAGGAGTTGGGTAGGAAATGAAAACTTCTAAAACTATGCTGATTCATATTTGAAAGGAGGTGAATAAATGAAAAAACGTAAGCTGAAGAACTTGCAAGTTTCACACGTCTCTTATGTAGAGAATGGAGCGAACCAACGCAATTTCTTTTTGACGAAATCAGAAGAACAACCAAACTTTGAAAAGCCTGTGAAGGTTATTAAGTCTGATGATGAAGCAGAACGTCTTGTCTATGGAATTGTATATGAGCCGGATACAATCGATGCTCACGGAGATTTCGCAGATGCTAAGACAATCGAAAAGGCAGCGCATGAGTTTATGCTTAAGTACCGCCAAATCGATAAGAATCACGACTTTGTAGCAGGAGTTGGAGAAGTTGTTGAATCATATATTGCACCTGCTGATATGGAGCTTAATGGTGAACCTGTAAAGAAAGGCACATGGATCCTTACTACGAAAGCAGATGAGGAAACATGGGAAGCTGTTAAGAAAGGTGAATTCCAAGGGTATTCACTTGCTGGAGTTGCCGAAACAGAAGTGATTGAGGAAGAAGTAACGAAAACTGAAGAGAAACAAATGAAGTCCTTCTTCCAATTGGTGAAGGGCTTTTTTGGTGGAGAAAACGTTCAAAAAGGCGAGGTTAGAGATAAATTTAACCAGAACAAACACCGCCGAGATGTTAATGCTTCATTCTCTGCTTTAGAAGATACTTTTTACCAATCACTTTGGAATGCCCCTACTGCTGATACTATCGACTTAGATCGTATTGAAGCAGCTGCACTCGAATTTGTTGAGATTATCAATGAATTGAAGGGTACAGAAGCAGTTGTAAAAGCATGGGAGGACAAACCTGTTGTATCTCTTGCTGTAGAAGTAGAGAAAGCAGGTAAGAAAATCAGTGCTCCAAACATGGCAGATATCGATGCTGCTATTGAATCATTAACAAATTTAAAAACACGCGTCACACCGTCACCGGAAGGCGCAGGAAGTGAGGATGATAGTATGAATCAAGAACAATTAGAAAAAGCCCTAGAAGCTGTTGTAGCGCCGATTAAAAAGGAGTTAGAAACAGTTAAGAAACATTTAAATATCGAACCGGAAAAGACACCAGAGGAACTTGCAGTTGCTAAAGCTGTTGAAGCTGCTACTGCTCCGATTCTAAAGGAGTTAGAAGACCTTAAAAAATATCAAGGTATCAGTAATCAAAAAGATACTGACGGTCATACAAACGTACAAAAATCTGCTGGCGGTTACGCTGGATACTTTGGCAACCAAGGAGGAAACTAATATATGAATAACGGACAAATTATTGCAGGTGGTTCTACAGATATCGTTTTAAAGGATGTAAATGTACCATTACCACAGGCTGAAGCAGAAGCGTTTTTACGCGACACAATTAATAAAGCTACAGTATTACCTAAGTTAAACCCATACTACAAGAAAGCTCCTGCTGGAAATATCGATACATTAAGCGTAGGTAAGCGTAAATTACGTGAAGCGTCTAAAAACGATACTCCGACTGGTGTTGGTTCAATTGCTCCAGGGCAAATCCCTTATGCTGTTAAGAAAGTCAAATGGGATGAATGGATTCAAAATGACGATGTTTGGTATGCAATAGCATCCCGTGGTCAAGATGTTGGAGAAGTAATTTACAGCATGATTCAAGAGCAATTTGGTACGGATTTACAGGACTTAGCCTTTAATGGTGATACTTCTTCTGCTGATCCATTCGTTAAAATTATTGATGGATTTGTTAAGAAAGCAAAAGTATCTACAAATAAAACCGATTTGGCTGCAAACGACGTAACTATTCAAGCGTTTGTGGACCATGTAGCAGTATTACCTGATAAATATAAAACTCGTAATGACATTGCATGGTTTATTACACAAAAAACTCATGACAAGTTAATGTCACTATTAACTAATCGTCAAACTAATTTAGGTGACGCGGTATTAGTTGATGGTAAAGTTTCAAAATTAGTAGGTTACCAGGTTGAGATTGTACAAGAAATGCAATCAGGATTTGCTATGCTAACTCCACGCGAGAACTTAAAACCAGTATTCACTCGTGAATTACGTTATAACCGTACTGCTCAAGGTGCTACTGCTGCTTCTAAAGATGCGACATACCACATCTTATTTGCTTACTTAGACTGCGTAATCCGTGAAGTTGATGCAGTTGCATGGATGTCAGGTTCTAAGCTATAAGAATAGGAGGCTAGAATAATGCCATACGTACAATATAAAAATGAGAGAGGCGTTCTTCATATTGGTGAAGGGCGTTTTTTTCATGCAGGTGAACCACAAAAGGTTACTGCAAAAGAACGTGATGAATTATTAGTTTCATACGAGGATCTAGAGGAAGTAAAAGAACCATCTAAATCTAAGAATCCAGAAGCAGGTGAAGTAAATGCCTAAGATTCCAAAAGATATTGGTAAAGGCGGCGCTTATTTAAACACTGATTTAGGTACGTTGTTAACATCGATTGTAGATGACCTAAACTCTTTAAAGGCTCAAAATGATGATTTAAAAGCAAAATACAACCAGCACATTAATGATGGAAAACATCGTGTTGCTACTGTTGTAGATGCAGCTGCTCCTAACTCGACAGTTTCATCTACAATTACAACAACTAAATAAGGGAGTGATAAGTATGGCACTTATTACTGCTCAAGAATTAATTGATTACACTGTATTACCTGAAGTTAAAAAACGTCCTGTTCCTCTATTGGAGCAGGACATTCTTGAAGCAGAAACAGAGATTAATAATATCCCTAACATAGCCAATTTTGCTGATAAGACTAAGTATCCTGAAGTACCAGCAGAAGTAAAGCTAGCTTGTAAAAAATTAGCCCAGTATTATGCGTATATAAACGCTGATACCACTGCTATGAAGGGAATTAAATCTGAAAGTGTTGGTGGTGGAGATTATTCTTATACAAAGGATAGCTCAAGTATCACAAAACCTTCTGTACTGTATTTACTAAAGAAATTCATAGTAGATGCGGGTAAGAAAAAAGTAACCTTCAAAATGAGGGCGATTTAATGTCTCTGCAAGGAATGATGGTTCACGAATGTGATGTTTACCATTTGCAGAAGGATACAAAACCAGGTAAGTATGGGCAACCAGGAGAAGAAGTGTATTCATACAAGGATACTCCTGATATAGCAGAACAAAGCTGCTACTTTATAGAAGGTACAATTGCCTCTATACAATCGGTACCAAACCAATTAAATAGCCAAGAAATCCGAGTATTGTTTATGCCGGATGCTGATGTTAAGCATAATGATAAAACAATCAAAAAAGATACGAATGTCACTTACTATATACGCAATCCCTTTCCAGTAAAGAATCCACGTACTGGTGAGGTTTCACATATAAAAGCCATAGCAGAGAGGAAGAGTGAGCCGTGGCTAACCAAATAACGACTAGAGGATTCCGTGAGTTCAGCGCCAAGTTAAACCGTATGGCAAGCGGTTTAGATCAGAACGTTGCCTTATGGCTTGAAGCTAGCGGATTTCAATTTCTAGAAGAGGTTCAGAATCAAATTATTTCATTAGCAGTTGTTGATACTAGGCGATTGCTTAATTCATTCACCAAAGGAGATGGCGATAATGTGTGGCGTAGTTCTGATGGTGGTCTTACCTTAGATGTTGGGACAAACGTTGAATATGCGGTGAGTGCCGCACTATACAGTAATGTATAGTTAAAAATCGGGGAAAATCGGTAAATATCTATTGTGCGACTTCTAAATGACGGATATAATCATCTTAGGGGTGATTATATGCTTACATTAATTGAGTATTTAGGGATGAAAGAAACGGCAAGCGGAAGTAAAAGACGGTTTGTTTTAGTCCAATGTACACTTTGCAGGAAAAAACTAGAAATGAGACAAGATACCTTTAAAAAAAGTAAATCTTGTGGTTGTCTTAGAAGGATTACTGCTCCTCAAAATTCCAAGTTTAAAGAAACTCATGGTTTAACCGATTCATCATTATACTCCAAATGGACAAACATGAAGGATCGTTGTTATAATCCAAAAAACAAAAGGTATAATCGTTATGGAGAAAGAGGAATATCCGTTTGTGACAAGTGGAAAGAAGATTTTATGTCTTTCTATAGTTGGTGTATAAAACATGGTTATAAAGAAGGTTTGCAATTAGATAGGATTGATAATGATGGAAATTACGAACCTAATAATTGTAGATTTGTAATCCCTAAGAAAAACGCTAGAAACAGAAGTAGTAATGTAATAGTTGAGCATAACGGTATAGAAATGACTATAACTGAAGCTGCTGAAAAAAGCGGGATAGACCATAAAACCTTATTCAACAGATTTAAGCGAGGAGATAGAGGAGATTCCCTTTTTAGAGACAACAACAAGAGAGTTAGAGGGATAGGAGCAGGTAACCATAAAGCAAAGATAACAGAAGATGAAGCTAAAAAAATAAAGATACTCTTAAATAAAGGTGTAAAACAAACTGAAATCGCTGCAATCTTTGGAGTTTCTAAATATCTAATCTCTGATATTAAAAGAGAAAAAACATGGAGTCACGTAAGAATAGACGATACCGAGGTAAACGAGTAGATTGCGAAAGGCTATTCGTCACCGTAGAGCGTAGAGGGTGAATAAATATAATCCCTCCAAGAGTCCCCGACAACCAATATAGGTTGTCTTTTTTATTGGTTGAAAATGTACGCCGAACTTACTGGCGACAGTAAGAAGTATGGATAAAAAGCCATACGATAACATATTGACTCGTGAATGATGGCCACCAACAAGTAAGAAGATTCGTCCCAGGAAGATGGGAAGGTCACAATTTTGAATATGATCCACATGCACCTACTGGAATGATGCTAACTGCAAAATTCATAGAGGGGCGTCCTTACTGGGATAATGCAATAGCAATCTATGAGCGCATGTTCCAAACTGCATTTGACCGGAAATTCCGTCAGTGGGTGAATGGGGGTTAGGTTATGTACGCACAAATACATGGCTCTATGAAGGCTTTCGTCTTTGATCACTTACCAAAAGGAACATTCGCCTATCATGACCAGGTGCCGGAAGAAATAAGAATCCCTTCTGTTTACTTCCCGCATTTATCAACGAATGATTTGAAAAATACAAAGGACCATTTCACCTTACTGTACACCATGACAGTAAGGTTTTTTAATGCAACCACAGAAGAAGCTATGGAGCTTGCTGATGAGATTGCAAATAAGATTAGGCGCAGCGGTTACACATTGAGTCTTCGGAATGAGGATGGAAGTGAATCGACTGATGATGTCTATTTTCGCAGAGTGACTACCGCTCCGGTTGTGGTTGGTTCTGCTCAATTGACTATGATTTTTGAATACCAACAAACTTATATAAATTAAGGAGCGTGAACATATGGCTGGTACAACTGAAACAACACCTACTGTTAAAAATAAAATGTATCGTGGTGATGAATTTATCATTGCTGCGATGATAAAAGACCCAGCGGATCCAACAAAGAAAAAGCTAATGCGTCCGTTTGACCAAAACGAGGATTCTCACAGTATTGAAGCGGATAAAATTGAAGCAGAATCGAAGGATAGAACGATTAATGACTACGGTAAGGTGTCAGAAACTCGTTCATTCTCTTGTACGTTATCAGAGGGTGATCCATTCTATCCTGCTGCCAAATACGCAATTCGTAATCAAGAATACATTGAAATCTATGAAATTAATAAACGTACAAAAGAAGCAGAGATTGGTACGTATATGCTTAGTAAATTTGAAAGATCATCATCTACAGGTGAGTTCGTTTCTTATACGGTGGAAACAAGTCTATCCGGTGCAACACGTACAGAAACATTAACTGAAATTCCTAAGGGAGCAGGAGAATAAAGGGCGGTTTATACCGCTCTTTTTAAATTTGAAAATTACATCCAACTAAAAGGAGATTGATATATATGCGTTTTGAAATCAATGGAAAAGAACACGAATTAAAACTTACTTACGGTTCTATTAGTGAACTAAATAAAAAATATCCAGGTGGAGCACAAGAAGTGGTAGGTGCATGTATTCAAGGTAACTTGGAAATGTTTGAAGATGCTATCTATTTCGGATTAATGCATACGGGCGAAGGTGTTACTCGAGAAAAAGTAGTTGAAGAGATTACAAAAAAATTCGAACAAGAAACGATTTCGCAGCAGTACATTGAGGATGTATTACATGAGGTAATTGCTGATAATTTTTTCTACAGAGCGAAGACGAAGCAGCTAAAAGCAAAAATGAAGAAACAATTAGTAGCGAAGAATCCAGAACTGAAGGAAATGGCGGACGAAATGTTCGGGGCGGACGAAGAACAAGAGATTTCACTCGAGAAGAAATAGACAAAGTCCAACAGGATGGGTTCAGATACTTAGGTAAATCAGCACCTGAAGTAATGAACCTATCCCCTCGTGAATTTCAGAACATGATGACTGGACAAAGAGAAAAACAGCTTGATGAACTACAAGCGTTTAGCATGTTCGCGCTTATGATGCGCACAGCTTACCACTATGACACAAAGAAAACGCTTTATGCAAAAGACTTGTTTGATCGTACGAAAGTGGTAACTGGAGAAGAAGCTAGGAAGACTATCGAGGATAAGGCCAAGAAAGCAGAAGAGAATATGGAATTCTTACAAAATCTCAACTTCGGTTGATTGAAAGGTAGGTGAGATTTTGGCGACACAAGAAGAATTAGTAGTCCAATTTAGGGCTGAAACAGATCAGATTCGAAGAGAATTAGCAGAGATGCAGCGGGAAATGAACAATTTCGTTAGGAATACATCTCAAGCATCTTACCAGTATAGAAATAGTCTTGAAAATATGGGTGATGCGACTAGTGAGTATAGCCGTCGTTTACGCCAAATGAAGGCGGAACAGAGAGAAGCTATGCGCCCCCATATTGAGGAACTAAAACGTACGAAATTAGCCTATCTTGATGCAGCTATGGGTATGGCGACATACTCAGGAAGTGCAAAAGATTTAATTGCTCAAGTGAATGAGATTGGTAAGGCAGAAAAAGCTGCTAATGATGAGATTATGAAACTCGACAGAATGAAGCAGGCTAGTATTTTACAAACAATCGGTATGCTAAACAACATGTCTACTACTTCTAGTAAGTTACAAGCTAATTTGAAGCAGATGGGTAACCCGTTATATAACCTTTCTAGAGGTACGCTAGCAGCAACAAATGCAATGGAACGATTGGCAAATAGAAGTTCTGCTGCTCAATTAGCTTTAGAGTTCCTTGGCCCTAATGCGAATATGAAGCAGTTAAATGATCAGATTCGTATTATCAACCAATCCATAATGGGTATGGGACAAGCGTTCATGGTAGTAGGAGTAGGGGCTGTGCTGTTCTACGGCAAACTACATGCAGCCAATATGGAAATGAACCCTAAATATGCAGAAGCCTACAAAAACATGATAGAGGCCTTAACTGATGCTTTAAAACCAATGCGTGATGCTTTTGCTGCTCTCATGATACCAATTTATAACACCGTCACCGCGATGGCGAAAATGGTCACTGCATTTAATGAGGCGCACCCTGCATTAGCAAGATTTATACAGGGGACCATGATGCTTGTTCCAGCCTTAACACTCCTATTGCTACCCTTAGGGGCGGGAATGGGATTACTTAAAGGATATAGAGCTGCATTTGCTGCTTTATGGATGATTATTAAGCCGGCTGTATTAGTTTTAGCTATGGCAAGTCCTGTAGCCTGGGCGTTAGCGGCTGCAATAACTGGATTGGCAGTTGGATTTGCTTATGCATATAAACATGTTGAGCCATTTAGAAATGCGATTCAAAATACTTTGAAGGTGCTCGAAGGATTTTGGAAGGTCTTAACTGGCAAGAAAGATGCTGGTGAAGAGCTTATGCGAGCGGCTGGATTATCCGATAATACAATCGCTAAAATTTCAGGGGCAGTCGGGAAACTACATTCTGCATTAAATGGCACGAAATTGCTATTCCAAGCTTTTTGGCAAGAACTGAAGAGTCGAGGAAGTGCCGATAAAGATTTATTACACGCTGCCGGATTATCTGATGGAGCTATAAATGCATTTACTGGTGCCGGTGCGAAAATCGGTCATAATTTAAATGCCATCAAGATGCTAATTGGAGCGTTTGGCCAAGAGCTAAAGAAACAAGGTAGCGCAGATCAGGACTTATTAAGGGCTGCTGGCATATCAGATAGCGCCATTAATGCTTTTATAAGTGCAGGCGCAAAGATAAATCATGGATTAAATGCTATAAAATTATTACTCAAGGCATTTGGCCAGGAAGTGAAAGCAGGTGGTACTGCTGACATAGACTTGCTAGTTGCTGCGGGTATTCCGGTAGGGGCAATCGAAAAGGTTGTCTCTTTTGGTCGTGCAATAAATAGTGCGCTAAATGTAGTGAAAGCGATTATAAAAGGTTTCGCTGCTTCGCTTGCAGGTAATAGTGATGGCGGAATGCAGATCATGCAAGCTATTGGTTTGAACGAAACATTAATAGCCATGATTGTAGGATTTGGTGAGAAGATACGTGCGGCATTAGAAACTATCAAACAAGCGATTGTTAGTGCGTTTCAAGGGAACTTTGCACCTCTAATCGAAATATTCGCCAATTTAATCCCAACACTGATTGGCATAATAGTAGGTGGTGTACCTGGACTTGTAATCGGTATTACGATGATGTTTTCGCATTTATCTAATGCTATAGGCGTGGGCGGAGAAGTAATGGTACAAAAGTTCGGTGAGATTGTAACTACCGCCTTAACTGCCTTTACTAATTTCATATCTACACAGCTTCCTATGGTAGTAGAAAAAGGCGTTCAGATATTAGTTAGTCTGATTCAGGGAATTACACAAGCTCTACCACAACTTGTTTTGGCTTATACCCAAATTATGATTACATTCGTGACTGGAATTTTAACTCTACTCCCTCAAATTATCACTGTTGGAATTTCATTGATAACAACTTTGATCTCGGCAATAGTTCAGGCACTACCTCAACTGATTGATACAGGATTAACGATTTTGAATACGTTGATTCAGGGAATTACTCAGGTTTTACCGATGCTCCTAGAATGTGGAATTCAAATTATCACAACACTGATTTCTGCCATAGTTCCATTGATACCACAGCTTATCGATTCGGGCATTCAAATAGTAATGGCAATCATTAACGGGATTATTCAAATTTTACCCCAGTTAATTGAAGCGGGCATTCAAATACTCGAGTCATTAGTCAATTCAATTGTTCAAAATTTACCGTTAATCATTGATGCAGGAATACAAATTCTAAATTCACTAATCACGGGAATCATGCAGGTTTTACCTTTAATTATAGATGCAGTGATGCAGGTCATTACGAAATTTGTAGATGTAGTATCTCAAAATCTACCACGTATTCTTGATTCGGGTATTCAAGTACTAACTAAATTAATTGAGGGGATTTTAAAAGTACTACCGCAGGTAATAGATGCAGTTATGAAAGTAATTGATAAATTTGTCCAAGCGGTCGTACAAAACCTTCCTAAAATTTTAGAGTCAGGCATGCAAATTTTGATGAAGTTAGTTGATGGGATATTAAAAATGCTTCCGCAAATCATCGAAACAGTTATAAAGATAATTGATAAATTCACTCAAATAGTGGTTCAGAATCTCCCTAAAATCATAGATTCGGGTATTCAAATACTACTCAAACTAGTAGATGGAATTATAAAAATGCTTCCACAAATCGTAGATGCAGTAATAAAGATCATAACTAAATTTGTAGAAATTGTAGTGCAAAATCTCCCGAAGATAATTGAAGCCGGTGTTGAAATTCTAACTAAGTTAATTGTAGGTATTATCAAGGTTCTTCCTGAGTTAGCTGCTGCTGCTCTCAAAATAATCGGTAAATTGCTTGAAGTTTTCATTCAAAATTTACCTAAGTTATTGGAAATGGGAGCGAAATTGATTTTAGAGTTAGTAAAAGGGATTATTAGTATTATTGGAGAGGTTATCAGTGGTGTGGGGAAAATCGGTAAGAGTATTATCGATACACTAAGTAAGGTAGATCTATATAAAATCGGTAAAGATGTTATCCAAGGATTAATAAATGGTATTAGCTCAATGGCTTCGGCGGCATGGGAAGCTGCAAAAGGTGTTGCTAGCAGTGTAAAGGATGCAGTTACTGGATTCTTAGGCATCCATTCTCCTTCTCGTGTTATGAGAGATATAGGTCATTACATTGGCCAAGGGTTAATTAAAGGGTTAAATCACATGATAAATCCTGCTGTTAAAGTAGCTCAGGATATGGCTAGTGCAGTGAAAGACAGCTTTAGTATGCTAAACGATAACATCCAGCTAGGAGACATTGTAGGCGGAAAATTAGCAGCAGACATTCCTAATATATCTACAGGATATACTGCACCTAACACTCTATCCCGAGCAAGTGCAAGGTCTACATTTGGACAAGGTCAGTTAATCAAAAATGATTCTACAAATAATACGAACCAAGTTGTACAACACAATACAGTTAACATTGAAATGCCTAAAGATTCAACTGCTGCTGAAGCACGTAGAGAACAAAAACGAGCGAGCAGAAACTTAATGTTAGGAAGGGGGCTGACTACGTAGTGGAGCGATTAATATTTACAAATTCACGCGGAGACACTGTTCACATTGGTGGCGGTCAGTCTCCTTTTTTATTGAGTTTAGTTGGTGGCCTAGGAGATGTTCAAACGGAAATTCGAACGCAAAAAAATTCATTTACGGATGGTTCTCACTATATCGATTCGGTATTCGAAGAAAGGGAAATCCCTGTCTCACTTGTTATTGAAGGTTCTGAGTATAGTGAGGTTTCAAAGCGTAGAATTGAATTGACCAAGTGTTTAAATCCTAAGTTTGGTCAGGGTGTATTAACTTATATCAATGATTACATCACTGTTAGTATTCATGCGGTATGCGAAACGCTTCCTGTTTATCCTGATGGTACAGATAGCCGAGGTAGAAGATTTCAAAAAGGCGAGGTTAATTTCATTTGCCATGACCCACTATTCTTTACAGAAAGAAAACGAGATGATTTAGGGGCGTGGATAGAAACATTCGAATTTGCTTTTGAAATACCTAACGATACAGGAATGCAGTTTGGATATAAAGATCCACAGTCAATTGTAAACATAATAAATGATGGCCATGTAGAAACTGGTATGGAAATCGAAATAAGGGCATCTGGATCAGTAAAGAATCCTTCAGTCCTTAATGTGAATACAGGTGAATATATTAAAATACTTAAAACAATGGTTGCTGGTGAAGTGATTACGATTAATACAAATCGCGGTGTAAAAACCGTAACTAGCAGTATTGAAGGGAAAATAGCACGCAAATTAGATTTAAACAGTACTTTCTTTCAGTTAGATGTAGGTGGGAATTTACTAAAACATGATGCTGAAGAGAAATTCGATATGATGGAAATGAGTGTATATCACACTCCTAAATTGCTGGGGGTGTAATGATGGAATTATATGTGTTCAATATGGATTTTGAATTTCAAGGAGTGATAGATATCTATCGCTCTTTTTCTTTTGAAAGAAGTTACCACAGTATTGGTAAGATGCTGCTGGTACTAGACTTCACACAAGACGTGTTAGAGCTTCTGCAAGACGAATTTATTATTGTGAAGCGAGAAGACTTAAATAAGCCGTGTGAAGCAGCTATTATTACGAATCGTACCATTGAAACAATTGGTAACCAAGTTGTATTTAAGGTTGGTGGATTTTCACTTAACTGGTTCTTATATAGAAGGTTTGTCTGGGGGCAGCAAAGGTATAGTGGTGATATTGACCATGTACTGAAGCAGTTTGTCATTAAGAATGCGATTACTCCTGATAACATCAATCGTGTTATTCCAGGGCTGGCAGTTTCATCAAGTAAAACATTTGGCACGACTGAAGAAGTATCTACAGGGAAACAGTTGTCTAATATATTTGAGGAGATCGGGATAAAACATGAGGTTGGTTGGTGCGTACTGTTTGATTTAAAAAACAAAAAGTTCGTATTTGATGTGTATCAAGGTTTAGATTTAACACCTGATCAGGCAGAGAACGAACCTGTTGTTTTTTCTGTTCAAAATGAGAACTTACCATCTCAATCGTATCTACACAGTATAGATGATTTTGCAAATATGGCTTTAGTTGCAGGTGCTGGTGAAGGTCCTGCACGTAAAACGGAGGTTATAAATGACGAAATCGCAGGGTGGAAGCGAAGAGAATTATATGTGGATGCCCGTGATATTTCAGATGAGGATGCAGATGGAACTGTAATTCCTGATGATACCTATAAAAAGTTATTGGTGTCCCGTGGCAATAGTAAATTAGCTGAATCCAAGGTTGTAGAAACACTTGATAGTGAAATCTATCATAACTCTCAATACGTATATAAAAGAGATTACGACTTAGGAGACAAGGTACTGATAGAAAGTGAATGGGGTGTCCATTTGAAAACAAGAATTACTAAAATAGCTGAAATTTATGAGAATGGAATGCTTACAATACAGCCGGAATTCGGAACAAATATTCCAGATTTGAAAAATTTAATGATGGGAGGTAGATAAAGTGGAGAAATTTAGCTTTTTTAACAGTGTAAATGGTGACAGAAGATATAAAGCAGAAGACTGGGCCAATTATTTTAATAAATTTATAACGAATGGATACTTCCCGAACATCGCAAGTAACTTGCAGGTAATAGCAAGCGGAACCAATATGAAAGTTACTTTACGTGCTGGCGCTGCTTGGATAAATGGTTATATGTATCAGAATACTACGGACTTTGATTTAACAATCCAAACAGCGGATGCAGTTAATTCACGAAAAGATCGTGTGGTATTACGATTAGATTATGAAAAACGGGAAATTAAAGCATATGTGAAGAAAGGGACTCCGTCAGGTTCTCCAGTATCTCCTGCTTTACAACGTGATGCAGATGCTTATGAGTTAGCAGTAGCAGAGATTTATGTGCGAAATGGTGTAGTCGTTATCACGCAAGAAGCAGTAACAGATGTGCGCTTAAACAAAGATTTATGTGGTGTTGTTAATTCTTTATTACAAGCTGATACAACAATGATTTTTAATCAATATTGGGATTGGTTTGTGCGAACGAAGCAGAAATATGAAGAAGATAATTCAGTAATTGTGTCCGACTTCCGTAAATTCATGGAAGATGAAAAGAAACGATATAACACGGAATTTACCGCATGGTTCCAAAACTTAAAGAATGTATTGGATACAAACACGGCTGGGAACTTGCTAAATGAAATTAACAAGATAAACGATAAATGGAATGCTACGTTAGTTGAATTGGATAAGAAGTCACAGGCGCTGCAACATGGATTAAACATAGTAAACGCGGCAATAACTTCACCACTTAGTGTCGAAATCCAAGGACGTACTCTGGTAAACGTACTAGGAAAAGATGGAGCGACACCACAAACAAATAAGGTGTATTCAGTGGAAACGGCTAAATACTACTTCATTATAAACAGTTCAGGTGCACAGGTTACTGTAGATAATACAGCTCAGAACACACCGTATAAATTTACAGGAAAAGCTTCTGTAACGCTAACATGGACTGTCGGTATGGTTGCGCTATACGAAGTAGACCAAGCGACATATACCAAAATTAACGTAGATCCAGAATACAGTGGCCTAAAATTAGCTGATAAGTTTCCATATGTAGAAGGTATACAACATTTAAATCCTGTGGTGGTTTCTGAAGGTGGGAATTTGATTCCTCCGTTTACTGAATGGGATTTACATGTAAACGCTAGGATTGTCAGTCCATACGAATTAGAAGTTAATGCAACAGATGTAAAACAATCATCATCGTATAAATTAATGACTTCTCCTAATACGAAATATTATATTCAACTTGAAGGTGACGCTATAAATATTAATTTTTATGATAAAGACGGGATATACATTAGCTATATAAGATTTACTACACCTTCAGTTTTTACTACACCTGTTAATTGTAGTTATATACAGGTTTATGCAATAAATCAAACAACTGGCGCTGGTACATACAGATATAAAAACCTAATGTTATCGTTAGGTGATAAATCTAAACCATTTGCACCCGCTAATAAATCGTATTTGTACACAAACACGTCACTAGCAGGTCAAAACGGTGTAAATGATGCGCTATACCAAGAAGACGGACAATGGAAAGTGTTAAGGAAGTGGTCAATTGATAAAAGTACGAAAGCAATTACATTATTACCGAAACCAGTAATTGAGAATGTACAAGTCGAAGGTGAATTGGCTGTAAATGGCGTAACGCAAGTGAGTGTAGACAGTGGTGTTGTGATGAGGGAGAAGGCGAATGTATACGCCGGTTCAATGGAGGTTGTTATAAATGACGTAGGCACACCTTCATCCGCTTTAAAAAACAAATCAAAATTAATACTAGCCGTATACAGAAATGGTGTAATCGACAATCGTTGGGTTATTTCTTACCAAGATTCCAACAGGTCGCAACAAGCTAGAATTAAAAAAGAGTATTATGACCCAACAGCAGAATACACAGTGACATACTCCGTCTTGGATAAGCATCTTTATACAACAAACGTTATCGATGCAAAGGTGATGTACAACCAATCTCTAGCGTCTACAGTAAGAGAAGTTGTTGAAAAACAAGCTGATATTTCTACCATGCTATTCGCTCAACAAAATAAAGTGAGTGAGTTAACTGCGAAAACAAAAGAGTACGGATTACGATTAACCCCACGCCGTTCTGGTAAAGACGAAAATGATATTTTTACAGTTACAGAGTATAAAATGGCTAATAGTACCGTTAGAAAGCGTTCAGTATTATCTAACCCAAATGCATATGGGAGCTATTTAACAAGAACTGAAACGGAGTATTTGGAGAATGGAACTGTGCAGAAAGTAACCTTGTTTGATTTAATTTATGATGTGGACGGAAACTTTATAGATGAGGTGGAGCGCACATGAATGTTCTAGCGGATCATGGAATTATAGGCGGTAATGCGAATCCACTATATAAGAAGGCGTACTTTAATAAAATGGGTACGATTATTTTAGATGCAAATAGAATCCCAAAAACTGAAAATGTTATATATCTTGGCGATGATAAGATACTTGTGGTCGCAGAGGATAAGACAAGCTTTGTGTATAGTTTGAAAGGATTTGTGAAGTCAACGCCTACGGGTAATATAAAGAACTTACCAAGTGATATCACAAGTTTTACAAGATTGCTCGAATTAGGTGATTACTTTGGTGTATGTACACAAACTACAATCATCATTTACAGCAAGGCAACACAGAACAAAGTGAAAGAAGTACCTTATAGCAGCACGGGTACGATAAACGATATTTTCTATGTAGATAAAGATGTTTCCTTGTTAATCGTTGCGAGAACTTCTAGTGCAGAATGCTTTCATTTCAACAAAACTACATTAAGTATAACGAATAAGGTGACTTTTAATTCACGGTTCCCTGCTAGCTTACAAGGAAACGGAGCAGGGGCATTTGTAGAAAATGATTTCCTGTATTGCTTCGACTTTGAGTACCCGAACATCCTTGTATTTAATTGGAAAGATGGGAAATTAGTTCAATCAAAACCACTCTTATCCAACGGGACACAAAATTATTACGAATTCGGACGAGTTGGAAATAAAGATGTGGCTGTTATCTGGTCTGATTTAGGAAATGAGACAACAAAATACTTTAGTATTTACAATAAAACAACACTTACGCCAGATCCTGCACGAGGGATTGTATATGTAAGAGATTTTAGTGACACAGCTATTTTGAAACAAGAAAAATTACGGAATTTTATAGTGTGTGATCGTAGATTTGTTGAGATACACAAACCTAAAAAAATAACACAATATGCTGTGAATTACTCCATGAGCGAGGATTATAATGCAATTGGTAATATGATGACGTTTGATAATGATAAATACGCATACTCAGTAAACACAACAACTAGAGAGATTACTATTTATCGCGTTGTAAGAGAATAGGAGGGATTACATGATATTTATTAAGTTGAGCAAAACAGGAAGTATTGAGTTTATACACCACGATCCATTGAATCCATACTACGGTTTAGGAACAGAAGAGGAGCTGAAAGAACTTGAAGCGAATGGAGAGGGGGTGTTATTAGATCAGTTACCAGAAGTACAAGGGGCTCCTGGCAAACAAGCTGTTCTTAAATATGATAAAGAAAAAGGATTGTACTACGAATATGTAGATGTGCCTATTACTCCTGAACAAGAAGTACAAGATTTAAAAAAACAGCAGGAAGAATTGTTGAAAGAAAATAGTCAGTTAGGGCAACAGGTAAGCGATCTAGAGATACAGTTAATCCAAAAAGAAGAAGAATCTGCTTTGTTAGGCCAACAACTTAGTGAAATGGAAATTAAACAACTTAAAAATGACAAGGATGTAACCGCATTAGGTCAACAAGTGAGTTCGTTAGAAATTGAAGTATTAAAACTACAACCAACAACTGGAGGTACAAATTAATGACGAATACAACTGAAAACACTGAAGTGAGAAGCCCTGATTTTGAAAAATGGAATTTCCGTTATCAAAAAAATTGGTGTACGAAACCACAGTTAGTCATGGTAGTTGAGCTAGAGAGACTTACAGCAGTAGAATACAAATTAATTACGACTTTAGAGTACCCAAACTTACAGTAGTGTAGGTTTTTTATTTTGTCTAAAAAGGAGCTGAACCAATGCTAGAAATTCAAGAGTTAAAGCAAGAGATTCAACAAATTAAATTAGACCAGAAAGATATGCAGCGAGATATTCGCAACTTAGAGACACGTACAACTGTCAATGAAAAGGACATTGTAAATATAAATAAGCTTCTTGATAAAATTAGCGCCAATACTACGTGGATTCTCCGCATCATCATTGGTGCAATTGTAGCCGGATTACTTGGATTACTAATGAAAGGTGGCATGTAGTATGACAAAAGAGAATATCAAAAAACGACTCCGCAATTGGAAGACCTGGATTGCGGTTTTTTCTTTGCTTGGATTTTTGTTTACGAAATTCGGGGTGCCAGAAGCTAAGACTTTCTTAGATGAACTGGCGCCTTATTTATTATCTGTTGGTATCGCTTTAGGAATTTGGTCAGATCATGACGTTAATCAAAAAGGAGATGTTGAATAATGAGAGTATCAAGCCATGGAGGACATAACGCTATTGTACCAGGAGCTAACTGGGGGAACCGCAAAGAACATCTAATGGATCGTGAGTGTAATAAGGATTTCATTAACAAATTGCGCGCCCTAGGTCATTCTGTAGAGGACGACACTGACGATGTAGGTCGTACAGCGAGTGCTATCGTAGGTAACCAAATCAGGAATATCAACGATAGACCTAATGATGTAGGATTCGCTTGGCATCTCAACGCCTCTGATGGAAATGGTCACGGAGTAGAAGTACTTTGCTACTCTGCAAAGGAAGCACCTATGGCAGCGCGTATCTCAGCAGAAATCGCAAAACGTACCGGATGGAAAGATCGCGGAGCTAAAATCCGTCCAGACATCGGCGTAATTCGTTCAAGTAACTGTCCATTCTTCCTGGTGGAAGCGGGGTTTATTGATAACGATGGAGATATGGCTAAATGGAATGTGGATGCAATTACTTCAGCGGTAATCTTTGCTTACTTTGGACAAGAATGTGGAGGAACAAGCTCAAGTGTTGCACCTGCTCAACCAACTAAACAGAATATCATCCAGACAGGATCGTTCTCTCCTTACGAGGTTCCTGATGTAGCAGGAGCACTTACTTCTTTGAAAATGACAGGTACGTTTCTTCTCCAAGGAGATGGATTAACTTTCGTGGTAACAGATCCTACGAGTGATGCGCAATTAAAAGCAATGAAAGAATACCTTGACCGTAAAGGTTGGTGGTATGAAGTTAAATAAAAAGAGGGATTCCCCAGATTTGGGGAGTCCCTCTTTTTATTCAGTTACATCAACAATCTCATCAAACTTAAATTCGGTATTTAGATTAAATGCATCTGTGCAATGCACCGTATTAGTATGTAAATCAATTCGTATGACAGTTATGTACATATTGCTGATAAATCCATCCCGATAAAATGAAATAAGTATATCTTCCTGCCTCTGCATGGAATCAATCAGAGCACGTTCTATACGTTCCTTTGTATCCTGCGTAAGCATCGGTTTAGGTACTTTGTTTAATTCACCCATTATATCTCTAATCCCTGCGAACTGTTCTGGAAGCGAAGCAAACGGCTGCCACTTTATCATTCCTCTCCCGCGTAATTTAGGCGCACCCCAACTCTGATTATCCATGATGATCCCCCGATTCGTGTAATTTATATTCATTATACACGAACGTACGTTCTTTTTGCACGGTTTTTTTTGAAAAAAACCTTTCATATAGCTCTTTAATAAAACATGGAATATTTAAACTAGATGTAAACTCAAAAAAGTCAGTCTCGTTGAAATTTTGTATGTTCCAAACTTAATCCGCCTCCACCTATGATTATTCTGGCTTCAGAATTGCTTGGTGCAACTTTAAAAGAAATGGTTATTTCTATACATGCGCCTAAGTTACCGTCATTAGGAATAACCTTCAGGGATTTAGCTGACCACTCATTTCTATCTTGTACAGGTTCATCCATGAAAGGACCTGTTAATGGGAGAAATAGGTTTTTAAATTTATATATTTTAGTGTCAGATTGGATAAGACGTAAGTCACTAATTACTGCGCCTGTCTCCTCAGGTAAATCATACTTTAGTATCATACTAGCGACCTTTGTTACTGCATTGCTTATGACAGGAAAAGTTGTAATTGGTAAAAATAGAATCAAGTCATCTGGAACGAATCGTCGTGGTGATGGTGGTGTTATGGTAAAACCATCACTTTTGTAACTGACACTTATATTTAATTTATCCACTTCTTCTTGATTATATTGCATAGCATTACCATGAACCCAAACTGGTGTGTAAGAAATCCCCATATTCTAAAACTCCTTTTTAAAATAGTTAGTATACATTTGTTAGTGTGATGATTTTATATTTTTTTATACTTATATTTTTTAAATAGAAAATAGTCCTACTTGTTTTAGCGAAGCTACATCCAAAATTCATCTTCATTTATGTTTTTCCCCAACTTCTTTAATCCCCTTGTGATTTGGGATATAGTCGAAAATTTAGGTGAGTAGTCTTTATCATTACATACTTTTGAAATCGTACCTCTACTTAACTTAGCTGCCTTTTCTAATTCCCCTTGTGTGATCCCTTGTTTGTCTAGCCATTTACCAAATTTACTACGTTTTTTACCTAATCCAAACACCCCTATCACCTCAAACATAGCTTGCCCTTTTCGTCATTTTTTTAAACGCGAGAAAAAAACTGACATAAAGGGCAAACAGTACGAAATACCTTTTACCATACCAAACAAATTACGATTCTCAGTTCCAAATAGATAGCCTTTTAAAACGTCGTTTTATTTATTCCCAATAAAATTCGCTCACAGAATACTGTTTCAGACATTACAAAATTAGTATTTTCAATGATTCATAGGCGTTTTTCTCTCTTCTAATCTTCAGGGACTATTCTTTCAGAATACATAAAGAAGGGTGGTGTGAGTTTGTGATATTTGAGTTAGTAAGTTCAGCTGCAGTCGGTGGTGCAGTCTTTCTATCAAAAATGCATCAAAAAGGAGTAACAAATGATGCCTCTAAGATTCAAAGGATCTGTGCTAATTGCGGTTTGAAAGTAAAAGAAGGGAAAGAGACCAGAACAATACAATTGCTTCGAAAAACAAGAAATGAGTGGGGAGTCGAGTATGCGTACAGGATTCCTCTTGGTCTTAGTTTCTCCGACTTCGAACAAAAGATGCAACATTTAGAGGACGGATTAAATCACAAGAGCCAAGTTTATGATTTTAAGCTATCAGACTTCAAATCTCTTCAATTTCGAAAAGATATTATAAAACAAATACAAAACATCATAAACAAGAAAAAACTCGTTAGAAAGGAAATTGAGCTGTCTTACGATGGTTTGTTAAAAATACGAGTTTATGAGAAAGGGATTCCTGATTTTGTGAAGTTTGAAGAAGATATGATGAAGCAATGTAGAGGTTGGGAGGTTCCTATTGGTTACACAAGAGATGGATTGGTAAAACACGACTTTGATCAACTTTCACACATGATATCTGCTGGCATGACGGATATGGGGAAATCTAATGTATTAAAGCTCATCATTACATCACTAGTACGTAACCAATCGGAAAATATAAAGCTATTCCTTATAGATTTGAAGGGTGGTCTCTCTTTTAACCGATACAGATTCTTAAACCAGGTCGAATCAATTGCGAAAAACCCAGAGGAAGCCCTTGAAACTCTAAGGGAATTGCAAGATAAACTGAATGCTAGAAACGAATACTTACTAGAAAAAGGATACGAAGATATAAAAGAAGCCGGGGATCCAGTACGATACTTTGTCATTGTAGATGAAGCAGCCGACATGACGCCATATCAGGAGTGCAGGGATGTCATTGTTGATATAGGTCGTCGTGGCAGGGCAGCGGGATTCCGCTTGATATATGCGACGCAGTACCCAACAAATGAAGCTTTACCATCGCAGCTACGTCAAAATATTGGTGCTCGTGTTTGCTTTAGATTACAAACAGAGTCAGGGAGCCGTGCCGTTTTAGACGAGGGCGGCGCAGAGGGGCTTCCCAATATAAAGGGAAGGGCTATATACCAAACGAATGAGAAGAAGGTCCTGCAGACGGTTTATATCGATAATAAGCAAATAGATAACATCATAAAGCCACACATCAACATCAGAGCGAGGAAGGAGCATGAAGATGCAAAAACTAGCCATGAAGGAAGCGAGAATGGAAAGTATACTCTTGAGCTTGAAGAAACTCGGCTTTCTTAGCAGAAAGCAAATCCAGGTGCTTCATGATCTTGGTGGTGACAGAAATGCTTCGCGTGTGATGAAGAGTCTTGAAGAGTATGTGTCTAGCTTTAGGGATGGGGAGAAGGTTTACTATCTCAACAAAGAAGGGCGTGAACGTATCGGAAGCAAAAAAATACTCAAGCGTTCGAATCAATTCCGCCATTATATTATGAGGAACGACATCTACATCGCTTACGAATGCCCGAAAATGTGGAAGCAGGAAGTGAAAATGAATGTAAAAGGCATCGTTTCCATAATTGCAGATGCACTATTCACGGATAATGGCCGTTATCACATTGTTGAGGTGGATCATGAGCAAAAGATGAGCGCGAACCGTATCAAGATGCAGAAGTATCGCAAATTGATGGAATGCAATGTATTTGAAAAGAAACCTAAATTTATCTGGTATACCACGACGGAATATAGAAGAAAACAACTCCAGAAGCTTTGCGAAGGATTGGATTGCAACATATTTACGGTTACTGATTTCCACTAAAAATAGGGAGATGGTCCATATGGCAGCAGAGACAATGAGCATCAAGGATTTTATGGATGGTAACTATGGAGCGAAGAAAAAGTGGAGCTTGTTCAAAAAGAAAGCAAAAAAATACGCACCTGTCGCAGTGCGCGTTTCATTAGTAATCGGTAGTGCTATTATATTCAGCAACATTATAGATATTCCGCATGTATTTGCTGATGGAAATAATCCAGATGTGAATGAAGTATTTAAAGATGTGCAGTCCAATGATGGGGCGATAAAAAATTATATAGATGGTCAATTGTACAATCGTATTGTAAATGCGTTCGAACCGGTTATCTTCTTGATTAAAGCAGTGTCCTATCCAATCGCATCCGTTGTAGCGTTATGCGGTGGCTTGTTTATTATGGTTGGTAGCCAGGAACGGGGATTCTCGTTAATAAGTCGTGCAGGGATTGGCTATATTGTAGTCCAAATGATTCCATTGTTTATGAGACTGCTTGTTGAGATAGCGAAGGCTATATAAACTTTTACTGAAATTTAAATTAATCAAATAGATTATAATTGATATATAAATAGGGGGGATGGATTTGATAATTTTTACTATGATATTTATTATATTGGCTGGTGTATTTCTTATAATAGCAGGTTCAATGTCCGATAGATACGGATTAAAAATGGGGCAACCAGTAATGGGGTGTGGAATAGTACTTATTGTTTTTGTTGTAGTTCTTATATTTATATGGCCTTAAATATAATTTTTAACAATGTAGCCCTATATATTGGGGCTTTTTTATTTGCAGGAATTTACCACCAATCATGGAATACTCTCACTAGGAGGTGTTGTGACGTTATGACGGACGAAATTGTTTATTCCGCAAGCGAAGTATACAAACGACTAGGAATTTCCGATAGCACCCTTAGAAAGTACATGGAAGTATTACAACGTGAGGGATTCGCAGTAAAGAAAGATAATCGCGGCAGACGCCAATACACAGACAGTGACATTATGGTGATTGAGAAATTAATTGATATGAGCAAGCATGACGGTATGACGCTGGAGAAGGCTGCGAAGTTGATAGCGCAGCAAATAGAAAAAGTTAATCCGGATCTAATTAAGGAAGAATCAAAGGAAACAGACCTAATCCCATTCCACATTCAAGAACAACTCCAGCAGCAGTACGGCGTTATGGCGCAAGAAATGAAACAGGGTATGTTAGCAATGGAGAGACGATTGAGTGAACAAGCAAAGCAGGGCAATGAGGAAATCAAAGCAAGCGTAGAAGCGCATAATGAACGAGTGGAAAAACGATTGGAAGCAAGAGATGAGACGCTGATGAAAACACTACGTGAGATGCAGGAAACGAAGAGATTGATGCAGGAATTTCGGGATGAGGTTGCTGCTGCGAAAGAGAAGAAAAAGCCGTGGTGGAAGTTTTGGTAAGGGTAAGAATGTATAGCAGGAGTATATGTTTTCCTGCTTAATATAAAAAGATACATTTATCTAAAGATACAAAGATAAAAGGATAAAAAGATACATTTATCTTTAGATACATATTTTCAAACAAAAAGAAGCATCCTCAAAACAAGGACACTTCTGTCTTTTATTTATTTTCTAACGTCTCGTAAAGACGCTTGTACATATCTTTATATGCTTTAGAATGTCGATTTACCAGCTGAGTATCAACATAACTTTCAACAAGTATATCAATAATATTATTAATTGATGTTTTATCCATACTCTCTTGTTCCTGGATAAAAGGTTTAAGAGTATTGAGCTTTAGTAAAACAGCTGGTGAAATTTTAGCAGTTTTAGATGGAACTGAACGTTGATCAGGCTTCTTTGGTGTTTGTATTTCTTTTTCCGTATTAGTTTGTTCGCTTTGAATAGTTAAAGCGGTATTATCCGTAATAGGTGTAACAGTTACTACAAAAGATTTACTTTTATTTTCCAAAGGTACCACTCCTATTTAGTAATCACTAAAGCTATTTATTGTTAGATGTAATATTTTTTAAAATACGTTGCTCACGTTCAGTTAAATTATTAGCAATATAGAATTCTAAAATTTCATCAATAAATTCGTAATTTTTCATGCTCTTCATTGTACAAATAGTTTTAATCTTACTAAATGATTCAGGAGTTACTTTTATATTCTTTCTATCTTGTGCTGTTAAAACTTTCTTCGTGGGTGTGATGTTGTTATTGGTACTCTGAACATTTCTTTCTGTATTAGCAGATTGTGCTATCTTCGGTTCTTGCGGCGTTTCCCTTTTGATTAAAGCCACTTATGTCAATCCCCTTCCCTAACTTAGTAAGTTTATTTTCTACGAAATACTTTTGTGTATATCTATATCCCGGTTCAATATCTCCCTCAGTTTCGAAAAGGTGAATTCTTTCTTCTAACTCACAGAAAATATCACAGAATAAAGCTAGCATTCTCTTATCATGATGATCTTCAAATTGTAACCCGATTCGTGGATACCATTCTAAACGTGCGTGATTGTTAATAATTGTAGTAAATACATTCTCTTCACCAAAAGTAGCGATTGTACTTTTAACGATTTCTTTGTGTAAGGCACGCTTTTGCTGCAGTAATACAGGAAGCACTCCAGCAACTTGCATTTTTACAAGTGAACCAAAGTCATCAACTAATGTTTGGATGTATTCAAAGATTAAACGTTGACTTCCTTCGTATGAAAATTGTTGAGTTTCTTGAACAACAATAATGTAGTCACTTGCTACCATCGCATTATCCACTTTTAAATCTGTTGAAGGTGGAATATCAATGAATATGTAATCGTAGTTATATTTGATTTTTTCTAGCAATCTAGAAAGGTAAAAAGTCCTGTCTTCAACAGTACTGAATGTTTCGATTAAGAAGTCAGCATATTTCCTCATGTCATATCCGCATGGAATCATGTCTAGGTTTTCATGCAGATGTACAATGCCTGATGATAAGTCTCCTTCTTCAAGACACTTCATTAATGTCTTTTGCATTTCTGTAATATTAAATGATTTCGCCAAGAACGTTGTCCCGTTCCCCTGAAGGTCAGTATCGATAAATAAAACTTTCTTATTAAAGATTAAAGAAGCCACAAGAGATTCCATACACGAATCAGTTGTTTTTCCAACTCCACCTTTTTGTTGGGCGTTGATTATGACGTATCCTTTTTTCACAGGAATCCCTCCTTTTAAATTTGTAATATAATTGTAACAAAGGATAAATGTATCTTTTTATCTTTTTATTCTCGACTTGATGATAACATGAGCTTGTACAAAAAGTAAAAGGATAAATGTATCTTTTTTATATTTAATAGATTAATCCAATTTTTCGTGTACAGAACATTTAACAAAAACCTTATAACATCAACGATTATTGATGTATCTTTTTATCTTTCTATCTTTTTATCTTTGTATCTAAAGATACACAAAGGCCAACTATGTATCTTTGTATCTAAAGATAAATGTATCTTTCTATCTTTTTA